GCGTTTATAGCGTGATCGTATGAAATCCAGTATCATGAATGGTGAACACCAAAATGCTTCAATGTGCGCTGTACACACAATGCTTGTACTTTACAATCTTCCATCGCATTATGCGCTTCAAACTCAATCGCCTTACGAGGATCAATTTCCATAAGTCCTAGCAATGTACGACTATCTCTAATTCGCCAAAAACCAGACCACGGAATATGATGATCATACTGGCGATACATGTTTTCAAGAATACCGAAATCAAACTGCGGACCCTGTGCCCAAATATGAGAGGGACCAACTTGCCATTTACACAACGCTTTTAATACATCAATTACAGGCGTACGATTAGGATTGTCAAGTTCTTCAAGTAACATTGCGCCATTTGTTTTAGCCCACCATGCAATTGTTTCATCAGTAGTGCTACGAGTATCTAACTGTTCTGCTATATCTAGACTGTAATAGAATTCATCCCATGTACCACGAGATTCATCGTTGGGATCAAATTTAACCCCACCAATAGTAAGTACCACGGCATCTGTATCAGTGCCCAATGTTTCAATATCAATCATTGCATGTGTTGTCATGGTATATTCCTAAAATAGTAATTTAAATATGAATGCATCATTTTGGTTTTCAAACAAAAACTGATGCTTATTGTTGTCTCCCTCTAATCGCTTAATGACATTCCACGATTGTAGATAGATATTATTTGTGCACCATTTCTGCATTTCTTCTGTATTAGTAGCGGTGATTCGAACATCTAATCCTCTAGAGAACCAACTATGTTTATGGTCAATGCAATGCCAAACTGTCCAATCTTTATGTGCTTTTCCATATAATCGAATGTTCTTACGTTCAGTCGGATTGTATTGAGAAAAATCAACTTCGCTTATTTCTTTCTGTTTATCTGTTAACATATTATATTCCAAATCTAGTATAACAACTATTATAACAGAGTATAATCATCTTGTCAACATATAAAAGGATAAATAGATATAGAAGTGCGATTCACTGGACGGCAATCCCTAATCGCTTTAATACTAAACAGGAGTATCAACATGAATATTTATCAATCCCAAAATAACATCTACTACGTTTACCAATACCTACGCGAAGACAATACACCCTACTATATCGGCAAGGGCAAAGAAGACCGCGCATGGTCAAATAACCCCAATGCTGGTGGATTATCTGATGAACATAAGAAAAATATATCAATAAATGCCAAGAATAGACCAACTGGTAAATGCCCACATTGCGGTAAAAAAGCAACCAACCAAAATCTTTCACGGTGGCACAATAATAACTGCAAGAAAAAAGGGATTCTGCAATAGAATCCCTTTTATAACTTCTTCTAAAAGACGCTAACTTCTGCGTTATGAATCTAAAACCAGCCTTCCGTATTTATCAAAAAAGTCTTGGAAACGAGCAATCTTGCTTTGCTGCGGTACAAGCCCGTAGTTTTTCATCGCGATTCGTGATGCCATGATAACCATTTCAGTTTCGAAGTTATCCATCATGTAACTAATAAAGTTACTGAATGATTCATCAAAAATAGTTGAATCTTTAGTCTCTTTGCACTTATCAGAGCGATCCTTCAACTCATAACACATACTAGTAGCAAGTGCATACATCGCTGAAATCTCTTTGGTTTTTAGAGTAGACACTTTACCATCTAAAACATCAGACGGATTAGGTAGATCACTAGCAATCTTGCGATGTGCCATGAACTTGATCGCAGTACCTTCGCCAACACAACCTGCTACAATATCAGTCTGTAAACCTTCTGGCAATACACCTGCCTCGCCATCAAGGAATTCACCAACATAAGTCCATGAACGAGGTGTTGCAAATCCACGCGACGATGACTTAGGATCAAACTGATACAAATCGTTCTTTGCAAAGTTCAAGAAACCTACCACATCAGAATTGATTTTTTTATCTACTGCCCAGTTAAACCAATCGTCAAAGTCTACACGCAACTCAAAGTGAACAAAACGGTTTTCCAACGGCTTAGGCATACGATACGATACACCCTTGTCAGACTCACGGTTGCCTGCTGCCATCACAACAACATTTTCTGGTAACACATATTGACCAATCTTACGATCAAGAATCAACTGATATGCTGCTGCCTGTACACTAGGCGCTGCTGAGTTAAGTTCGTCAAGGAACAAGATAATTGTCTCATACTGTGCAGACAATTCTGCGGTAGGTAGATCAGATGGTGGTAGCCATTGCATAGTACCTGTATCAACATTAGGCACAGGATAACCACGAAGATCGGTAGGCTCAAATAATGCCAAACGCATATCAATTACTTTGGTAGTACCAAGTACACCAGAATCAGCAATAGATTTAACCATTTCCGATTTGCCAATACCAGGAGGTCCCCACATAAAGATAGGACGCTTTTGACGGAATGCAATCGGTAGAATCTGATTTGCTTCTGACATCTTGATAGTACGAGTTTGCGTTACATTAGACATAATACTTTTCCTTTTAGGATTTACTTAATTTAATTTACTTAATAATTATAACAAATAACTGAGAGACTGTCAACTCTTTTCGACAACTATTTAAAGATAACGCGGACCTGTCCATTGAACAGTATAACCACCATCAACAATGTTACCACGAGGCTTATTGCGTGCTGGAGTAGAATAACCTGCTGCCATTAAGATATCGCCTTTTTTAAATTTAACATCATCATCAACATTAACAACGAAGCCCCATACAGCACGATCAGTCATTACTTTTATGTATTTTTTACCAACTTTGTAAGACAACCCATCATTGAAGTCTTTAGTCATGCGCTGACGAATTTCAGACTTACCACCAACAAACAAGTAGTCTGCTTTGATGTTGTCTAACAAGGTATTCATTTCAGTGCTAAGTACAGTATTCATAATCTTTCTCGCTTTGCTTTATTAACTTACTTAATAATTATATCAAGAATCCTTACTTTTGTCAAGCGTTTTCAAGTATTTTTATGAAAATAAATTACGAGAAATTATTACTTTCATAATCTCGCTCGTGCCTGCATATATACGCTGAACGCGTGAATCAAGGAATGCTCTCGCCACTGGATATTCCATCATATATCCATAACCACCATGTAATTGTAAACACTCATCAATCACTTTACATTGTAGTTCAGAAGTCATCAACTTTACTTTTGCTGCCGTAACATCATCTAACTTACCTTCTACTAACAGTTCAAGACAACGATCAACGAACACTTGTGCTACTGTAATGTCAGTATCCATTTCTGCTAACTTGAACTGAGTGTTCTGAAAAACTGCAATAGGTTTGCCAAATGCTTTACGCTCTGCTGTATATGCAATAGTCTGCTGTAGAATAGACTGTGCTGATGCAATAGCACCTACCGATACTGACATACGCTCGGTTGGTAATTCACTCATAAGCATAATGAAACCCATACCTTCACTTCCCAATAGGTTCTCTACTGGAACGCGAACATTATCAAAAAATAATTCAGAAGTATCTTGCGAATGTAATCCGATCTTCTTCAAGTTCTGACCACGAGAGAATCCGACACTATCTGCTTCTACTAAGAATAGAGAAATTCCCTTTGCGCCCGCTGTCGAATCAGTCTTTGCAACTACTAACACTAGATCAGCATGTTGACCATTAGTAATGAATACTTTAGAACCATTCAATATATAATCGTTGCCATCTTTTACTGCTGTCGTTTTAATACCTTGCAAATCTGATCCTGCTGCTGGTTCTGACATAGCAAGTGCTAATACAATATCGCCCGTAATACATCCCGGAAGATATTTTTCTTTTTGTTCTTGTGTACCATAATTCATTATATATGGAACAGTGATATCCGAATGAATACTAAAACCTACCGCTGGACTAATAAATCCCATCGCTGATAGTTCTTCACCGATGACAGCGTTGACTCGGAAATCTGCTTCCATTCCACCAAACTCTGCTGATACATTAGGTGATAATAATCCCGCTTCACCTGCTTTACGCCACATTTCACGATCTACTTGACCATCTTCTTCCCATTGCTCATAGAATGGAGCAATATGCTCAGTCGCAAAACTACGCACTGCATCTCGGATTAGATTGTGTTCTGTTTCAAAAATTGTTCTTTCCATTTCTTTACCTCTTGTATTGCATTGTATTTGTATAACCAACAAGTAATCTGAATATTCCACCAATGGGAGCGTAGAATATAAAGATACCTATATTGTTCGTGCTTAGGAAACATTATCAAAATTCAAATAAATCAGAGAATGTGTTATTCGCTGCTGCTGATTGCAAATCCCATTTCAACACACCGATTAGATTTTCAATCTTCTTGGTGATAATAGTTTCTTCCATTAATCCATCATCGAATGGTAGTTCTTTAAACCAATCAGGAATACGCTTAGTGTCAGTAGGATAACCAATACTAGTCATACCCATCGGATTCTTCTTCAACTTACACACAATCGTTTTCATACCATCAGTGATATCAATACTATATGCATCATCATTGATATGTTTCAAACGATTCCAATTGATTGCTGCCATCGCATGACCAACACCACACTTACCAATCTTATTATATTTCTTTGTATGATTAGTCAAGTTGTTTACACGCTTAGGTGTACCCTTCTGCCAACTATCCATTGCCCTGAACTCACTACGGAATGCCACAATACGATCTATTACGATAGGCTCGTCAACACTGGTTAGTACCATTTCAAGAATCTCTTTCAAGAACTCTTGCATGAACTTAGGTGTATCACTACGCTTCAAGTCAAGTCCCATCGCTTTGATTTTGCCGGGCTTGTCATCTACATCAGTTCGCTTTCCCTCGTCGTCAATCACCATAAGTGCATAACGCTTCTTTTTTACAAAGAGACCAGAACTCGCAACAACTTCACGACCCGCTGCGATGATCGTTCCTAACGCGTGTGTAGCATGGAATGTGTCTTGCATGAATTTAGCAAAAGAAGTATCAACCTCTTCGCATACCGCATCGTAATACGCAATCATTGTATCTTTATCCCAGTTAATCGAACCATCTTCGATTTGATCTTTTAGGATAGGATATGCACTAAAGTACGCAGAGTCAGTATCACCATATACAATAGATTTACCTACGTGATTGTATTCACCAGCAATAACTTCATTCACTTTCGCAGACATATGTCGAGCAATGCAACGACCTGTCAGTGTAGTCGACTGACCCAATCGCTCATCAAAGAAACGAGATCCAGGGTTTAGTAGGGCACCATACAATGAGTTAAGCAAGATCTTTTTAACTAACTGTCGTTTATCCCAATATGCAAATTTATCGCCACCTTCATCGCGAGAATCACGTGCTTTTGCTTGTAGTACCTTTCGTTCTGCATACCAAGTTTCAAGCAATTGTGGAACAATGCCTTTCTTCTCATGTGTGAATAATGTACCGTTTGCTGTAAGTATCCAAGGTTGATCACTTTCAAATACAAGTTCGTAGATTTCTGCACCAGATAAAGTATGAGCAGTACCATCTTCAAATTCAAGTGTCAGTAATGACGTGGTGTTCTTTTCCATAACCATTTCATATTCTATACAAGCAAATCTACCTTCCCAAGCCTTTGGTACGTTTAAGTCATGCTCTTCAAGCATCTGTCTAGTATGTGTGTGCTTTATCTGACCAATAATTGTCTCGGTAGACATATTACATGCACGCAAGATAGACGGATATAATGAATTCAAGTCAATTGATGCGATGTCTCTATGAACACCCTTCACAGGAGTTGCTACATACGCTCCTGCTGCTGCAATAGGCTTTTCTCCACGCTTCTTGTCAGGTACAATTAAACCGTTTGCATGTGCTTCATTAATGATTGCCTGATCAATCTGTGCAACTGATCCCATTGTTGTTGGTAGTAGAACAGTGTTTGAGTGTGCAATAAGATTTGCCAAATCAATAAATTGAAGTTTCTCATCTAATCGAACCATCAAGTCAACATCTTGTATACTATACTGAATGAACTTAAAAAAGTCATTATGGTATAATTGATCTAGTGTTCCTTCGTATTCAACCTTTTGATCACCTAATTCATATTCACATATAGCATCCAATGAGTATGAGTGCATTTCGTGATATGTATATTTACGATACAATTCAAGATAATCAAGATGTATACGACCAATCAAATCATATGTCTGTGTTTCTTTTCCGTATTTAACAACTTCTTTCTGCTTTGGAAACTGATCCCATAAACATAATTGTCGTGTGTGACTCTTACTCAATATACGCGCTATACGATTTACTGTATACGGAATATCAAATCCCTCACTGTTCCAACCCGTCAACACATCTGCTTCTTGAATTAACTCCAAGAATGATATCAACATTGACTCTTCAGTCTCACACAAGATAGCATTGTCAAACCTATCAACAATCGCTTGTGCATCTTCCTCAGTCATTGTACTAGGCTTGATTGCCAAACACACTGTTTGTTTCATCCAACTCATATGCACCGATATAGCAGTAATCGCGTTAAACGGATCATCTGGCGGCGCATAACCTATCTCTTTATTAAAGTCTGTCTCGATATCGAATAATGCTACGTTGAGTGTGGGTGGTTCAGCATCAAGATAATTATCTGCGAGACATCGAAACACTGGGTTTGTGTCACTCTCAAATAAACCTTTACGATGATGCAACTTCTTCTCTGCGGCAAATTTACGACCAGAATTACACACCACTCGCTCTAACGAATCACCAAAGATCGAAGTATATTTTCCCTTCGGTGACGGATAGTACAATGTATGATGCGCAGGATATTCAAGAAAACGACGGACACCATTCACACGTTCCACCACATGAATGATATCCTTGTCACGATCAATTAACCCGTCGACATAACTCATTTACAGAGTGCGTCCAGTGATCTCAAGGATATCTTCCAGTTCACTGAAATCTTCACGGTTCTTTTGAAATTCTGATTTATATGCAATACGGATTGCTTTGTTTAGAATTGCAGGTTTTACATCTAGTTCTTCTGCAATTGCTGCTACGGTATCCTTTAGACCTTCTTTTAACACATTCACTTCTTCTGTGATATGCATGCCTTCAGTGATAATTTGCTTTAGTTTTTTTACGTCTTCTGGTGAAAAATGAGCCATTTTGATATTCTCTTTAAATTAATGAATATGCATATTAGTCAATGCATTACACTATAATACACTATAAACACAGAGTTGTCAATTGATTTTTTAGGTTATTTACAAAGAGAATGATAATTGCACTGAGTAGTGCAATCAAGGGATACTACAAGTCTAATACAACTCCAGTGGAAAATGGTGCATTAGTAACCACTAGTCTTAAATTGTTTTTATGCGTTTCTGGATTCTTTAATAACTTAGACAAGCCTAATGTATTTTTTTCATCATATGCTACTTGAACTGTCTGGTTATCTGCTAAGTCACGCTTACGCATTCTAAAATAGAAATTACCTATTTTATTAATATACTCTTCTACTGTATAGAATTTTCCATTTAAATTCAATATATTATTATCACCAACTTCACCAATAGCATTCATAGGACCCACATACATATAATCAATAGGACCGCCCATTTCTTCGTTACCTCTCATGATGCTTTCTACATAATCATCTGGTACACGAACAAATATTTCTGGAATATGCTTTGCTGCGATAATATCACCATTGCTTAATCCCAATTCATTCTTCATAAACTCTTCAATTCTTGCGAATATCTTTTTGAATAAATCTGGGGCTACTGAATTAATGCCCGCTGCACCACCACCACCTAATGAAGGAGCAGTTGTTCCTTTCATTGAGATACCATAATCTTTACCAGTACTATCAGTTATGAATATATCAATGTATCGTTCTTTGTTCATTGCATTCATTCCCTCATTACTACGGGATGACTGCGCTGTAATACCCATTGTGTCAATAACACTGCCTGGGTTATTATTGATAATGTTTATTAAACCATATTCTTGCTTTTCAGAAGTTTCTTTTTTACTACCAATACCACCGAATTCTTTTGTTTTCAGTAATTGAGTGAGTCGTATTGAACCACCATCTACCAACTCAAATATCGCTGGTATATCATTCTTCTGCAAACGCTCAATCACATCTGAATCATTAACTAACACAATAGATGGCTCAGTCTCTCCAACTTTTACAAATGGAGAACCCGATTGGATTTTTGCTATGAATGTTTCCAAACGTTTGCCTCCATATTTGCGTAACTCTTGTTGAGTTAGCGATGCTTCTTGTAAAAATTGTATTGCTTTCATAATAGTTCTCTTATTAAGATGGTATGCACTTATTGCACTGACATGAATCACACACTTTAATTCGTCTAGGCGGTTCGCCCAAGATGGTTAGTGTGCGATATTTTGCGGCGTGTCCATGACAGATTCCACCACATTGCTTGCATTCTGTCTTACTTTCCAGTGAGGGTTCAAACATTACTTTTTCGCGTTTAATTTTGCTTTCTTTCTAGCAGATTCAAACATAGATGATGCCTGTTCTGCAACATGTACAGTATCTAGCAAATATGCTGATACACCAGCCGTTGATTTTAATTTCCAAATCGCTGCTGCTTTGGTTGCTGCTTCATAACTAGTAGATGCTTTAACTTCAATTGGTTGCTTCTTTACATGAAGCACTTTATACGGACGCAATGCTTCTTCTTCTGTAACACCTACTACAGTTGGTGCTAGTGGTAGATTTTCAAGAGATTTAACTGCATCGTAACCTGTCTTGATCTCAGTAATGATCTCGTACGCTGCGCGTAACTTATCAAGCACTTCTTGTGATACTTCTTCTTCATCTTGTACCATTTTGTGTAGACGTGTTGCACTTTTTGCAAGCATGTACAATGTGTACTTAGCCATTACACCAGTGTCTTCTTCTTCACTTAATACGCCTTCGTTAATTTTTTTGTTTGTCATGGGGATTTCCTGTTTGGTTGATTCTTCAATTTTACGAATTACGTTGTAGCCTTGGCTATCATCAATTCTGTATGTGTCGTTATGTACTGGGATAGATTTTCTAGATTTACCAAATCCTACAATTACTGTTCGCTTATCTTTATCAAGATTGACTCCTACTATTTCTGCTACATTAGTATCATCAATTTCAATATAAACTGTATCACCACGTCCAATCAAGTTAGAAACTTCTTGTGATAACGGTAATGTTGAGTTTTTACCAGATTCATCAAATTGGCTGCCATGCTTTATTGATTTACCTGACATCTTGCGCCACCATTTTTTCATCTTACTTGATAACTTCTTACGATCCGCTGGATCTCGTATATCAAATTCATCAGTATATGAATCAATAATTTCTATAATAAACTGCTGCTCACTAGAATCGTGTATATTATATAGATTTATAATCTCAGTTCCATATTCTATTGCATCTGCGCCGTACATGTGATTCCAATTCGCAAGGTCTTTTTTCTTTATTTTTGTGTTTTCACTTAATTGATTAAATCTCATTTCTATTTCTTATCCAGTTTGTATTGCCTAAAGCCTTTAAATGATTTATTTGATTTTCCTGAACCTAAATGTCCTTTCGGATCAACTGCCTTTCTAGAAGCCATTTTGGTAGTTCCGGGAGTCATTGGAAACGAAACACTGGCTATATTGCCTGCCATTGTATCACCTGCTGCTGCCTCTTCACTTATAATTTCATTAATTTTCATAATATTATTTATGCAATAATGCACTTTACTCCTTATCTGTTTGCTTAACTAATTGCTTCGATATACGTCTATCTTGCTTTTTGCTAGACTTCTTCGCTTTCTGTTTCTTTGCAACTACTGTCCTATGTTCATATAATTCATAATCTTCTTCGTCTTTATGTTCTAGTCCTGTCCATATTTTTGCATCTTCTTTTGCAACACTATTCATAGGACCATGTAAATCTTCGATGTCATGGTGTTCTACTTTCTTGTTAGCCATAAATTGTCTCCCTACATAACTATTTATCTATAAAATTGAACTCTCATCTTTGCATTATTTGCAACTTTTAAACTCGCTTTATTATCTGGGTTAATCATGCACCACAATTGTCTATCGTAAAATATTTCTTTTATTTCCTTAATCGCTGCGGTCGCTATACCATTATTTTGATATATACTTGCAACCAAATATGCAGTCTCGTGTGTATCTTTTATCTCTATTGCACCTGCAAGTATACCACCGTTAATCCAAATACCCCATGTATTATACTCAGTAATAAATGATAACGCTACTTCTTTTGTAAATGGCCACGTGATGTATGCTGCTTCTGCTATATCTTTCTTTACGATGGCTTGCAGTTTATATACATCAGTAGCCTTTAATCTACATACAGTAATATTCATTATTTCTCTATATCTTGTTCACTTATGGTTACATTTGGATACTGCTTATTAAATACCTTCACCAATGCTCGTCTGTCAAAATCATGTGCAGTACGCCTTGATACTAACGCTGCTAGTTTGTTTAAACCATACGATGGGAATTCCACATGAAAACTAGACATCATTTCTGCTGCTTTATTATACATCTTTGCATGTGATGGAAGCACCATACCCATTAATGCTCCTATAGACTCGTCTAAGACATTATCTGTGGTTGCGGCGAGTCTAATGTCATTGGTGTACTCAATTTCGTTAACAATGCCATTAGCGATACGTACACTTGCTCTATCCATCATACGCTTCACTTTCATGATGCCTTTACCAGTTTTAAACAATCCTTTCAACACTGGAACTGTCATAGTCAATGCTGCGCTTAATGCTACTATCTCTTCACCAGACAATGACATCAATGTCTTTGCTATTTCCATAGCGTCTTCTTTAATGGTAACTACTTCATTAATTTTCATTCTTATTCTCCTAGTCCCATATTAAATAATTTATGAGATGAACTGCCGCCCAATATAGGCGGACCCTTCTTTGTTATTTTGTTTCCGAACTTTGCTGCTTGTCGCTCAGTTTCACCCGGCTTTACATCTACTGTGGTATTAACGCCCTGTACAATCTTTCCATCTTCTACTATTGATTCGTTTACTTTAAACTCCCAAGAGTCAATTTTGCTAGGAACAATAACACCACGAGGCGCTGAATATCTACTTACATCTAGCGTATCTTGCCACCATACTCCATCAAGTCCTGCTTGCTCTGCATATAAGGGTAGAACAAAATCTAGTACACCAGTTGCTTCCATGCGTTTCTGTCTTGCTGCTTTTTTCAGTTTATCAGTTGGAACAATCCCACCCTTGTCTACTTCAACGTCATAGTGTTCTAATTCACCATCATATTCATATTCTGCATCTGCCATTGAGGTGAATGTTTGACATAAAGTATCTTCCATTTCATCATCGTAAGCACATACTGTAACCGTTTCTTGCTGGGCTAAGTATTCATTTTCAATTGCCCATTGTTTGATTACTTCGTCATGCGAATCTGTAAGTGCATGTGCATTTAGGAATCTGTTTCCATTTTTGATAGCACTATATGTATCCCCAGTTACATGTCCTCTAGCAATCTTTTTCCAATCTTCTGGATGGGTACTCACGCTCAACCCTGCGCCCTCATATCCATCACGCTTCTTTGACGCATCTAATGTGCCAACATGATATAAATCTTTCACTGATGTAACTGGCAATGCCGGCGATTGGTCTTCTTGTACCAACTTACTATGACGATCCTTAAATACTTTCTTGTCACCTTTCGTCGTCTTCATAACAGGATGATTATTCTTGTCTTTAGTGAATCCCTTTACTACCGCTTTACTATTCTTGAATTTACCAACCAATACCTCATCGCCTACTTCTATATCAGGCAATTCTAATTTTGCTGGTTCTACTATTTCGTTTATTTTCATACGTGATCCTTTAGTTCATCTGGAATACCAACTGCACCTACTTGTGCATTATTTGCAAAATTTGCAAATATCGTATTTTTATCTTCATCTGTGAAATTCTGTGTTACCGCATCTACCAATGTCTCAAGACTATACAACACATCACTATCACCTAGGTTTAATACATCTGCAATCTGCTCATCTGTCTTCCAAGGTCCAGCAATTATTGTGTTCTTGTTTTTTGCTGTGAATCCATTACCATCTTTTCTTGGTACTGGTGTACGATTAACACGAACTAATCCATCTCTTGGGCTAAACATAAACATTTCTGTTTCTTCATATCGTCCGTCTGGTAGTTGATTACCACGATTTTCTCTATTAAATACTGCTGCAATTGACGCAACCATAATGTTACGATGCATACCTTTGTACTTACTTGAACGACCATCATCTGACATTCCTGCTTCATGTGGTGAATGATAATACACCTTCATCCAATCAGGATCGCCTGGCATAAAATCAACTTGGACAAAACCAGTTCTATCTTTTCCATCAACTTCTTTACTGTCATCATAATCTTGTATTTTTACTTTTGTCATGATAACACTACTCTTTGACGTATCAATTATTTCTGGAATAGTCTTTAATTTTTCATAGAAGGCTGGGATATCTTCTGCTGGGATATTTAATGCTACATCAATATCACCTGAAAATTGCTTCTTACCCACTGAACCTAATACATTGTTAAGCAAATCAATACCTAACACTTTCTCTAATGATTGCAATGTGGGAGTTATTTCGGATACATGGATTGCACCAACTCCTGGGAACGCGCCCTTACCTTCTGTGATTCTCATTGAACCATCAAATTCATTTAATCTCATAATCTAATCCTTTTCATACGGCTTTTCGCCTGTCATTTTTGGCAACGAAAACCATAGTTTAAACCATTCGGGCGTGCCAGGCTTGATGTCATGCTCTCGTTCAAGTTTACGTTTTTCTGAACCCGTAATTGATATATTAGATTCATCATCTCCGTCTACAATATCCTTATCGGTATTGTACGGTTGATAAATTCCTGCTAATATTTTTAGTTGTTTAATTTCTTCTTCTAAAGACATGGACATGACATAATACCTCTATTAATTATAGTAGTATTTATGCTGTTGTTTAATTTACTGAGAGTTTTAAAGTACACTAACTTCTGCACAATGCTTCAAGCATCTTGAAATAATCCCAAGCATCTTGAACTGCGGGTGTCATATGTTCTTCTAACGGTATAATGTTGTACCAATAATTTGGCAAACTACTTATTGAATCTAGCACGTGTGTGCGTTCTCGTTTTACTAATTTTCCATCAAATAACAAATCATCTATCAAATTGTGAACATCTTCTTTATCGTAGAAATTCAATTTATGTCTGTTATTTCCCATCATCAAATGAATAGGATCAATCGTATTCTTCCAGAATATATTCCATTGGTCGTCATCTCTGAAATCAATTTCAACGCAAGTTACTATTAGTAACACATCGCTATAATCTACTTTCTTTTCTAGAATATCGCTCAAGCAACGGACTAAATCAAATCCAAGTAACATTACTTATTTTGTAACAACTTTATGTTTAATATGAAATTTTCAACAATCAATTTTGTGACCGTTGCAAGTAACACTACTTCGTGATCATCTGGGCTTCGCATCATATGATCAGACAATACCTGATTCGCTATGAGGTTATATGCTGACTCTTCACTCACATTTAACTCTTCCCAATTAATGGGATCTTCAATTTCTACTTCTCTTGCGATTTCTACTAATTGCTCTACTGTGGGTATTTTATTATTCATACTTATATTTAGTATCATTACGAGAATTTATTCGGGGTAGGTTAATAAAGAACGCTGTTTCAATCTTATCAATATCGGTTGTAGACAACCATGCGGTGATAGCAAGACGATAGCAATCAGATGCATGATCTAACTCAAATCTTATATCAAGATTATTAGGGTCTTCTATATTACATAGATGTTTACCTAAAGCATCATTCACATACCAATCAGATAGATATGGGTAATATCCCATCTTCTCACGTGGTGGTGTTTCTGCGTGTATCTGATATTCGTAACGTGAGATGGTTATTACATGTACGGTAACGTGTAGCATTTCTATTATTTTCATAAAGAATATTATAACACAATAATGATACTACGTCAACTAGATTATTCCGCGTCTTTCTAACCATTCCAATATTTCATTATTATCAAACTCTGGTGCGCGACGATGCGTTTCTGTAAGACTATCCCAATCTCGCAATGCTGGATGCGTTTTTTCTGATGAATTGAAATAAGATCCATGTCTCCAACCTTCAGACACTTTCTCACTAACCCAGCGATTATGATGCCACTTCTTCATATCAAACACTGCTTGATTTTTTACATCTTCATCAATATGAACTGAACTATCCATACTTCCCATTATACCAGCATCATATTGACTAGACAATTCAATATCAAAATCACCATCAAATTGATAATCCCAGACATTAACAATAAACAATGCTTCTTCTGCTGTGATATCACGTGTTAACGGGACAACATATGTATGAGGGAAATCGCAATCTGCACAATGACCATACTCCATGCCTATTAGATCTTCACCTAACTGATACTTTAATACTGTTTCAATTGGTGAAAATTCCTTAACTGCCTTATACCAAGTTAATGCTTGTACTTGTGTTAACGGCTCTGCTGTTTTTAATTGAATGTGATGCTGATAATACATTTTACTTAATCCTTTTGTTTTTATGTTTTTTGTGAATCTGAACTCACATACAGACCAAACCATGCTGCGCCTGCACCCACTATGACTGATACTAATCCCGCTTGTGCCATGTTAGGATCTTCTAGTAGCATGAACCATTGCGATACATCATATAACAAATAGATATATACACTAATGAATGCTCTTGGAAACAATCTCAATCTATCAAACCAATATGGAAATGCTTCTAGCATACTTACTTTACCGTCTTCATTTAAATCTGTATTTGACATATTTACTTCCTCTATTATATGATAGTATTTATATAAAGTCAAGCCGTAAAAAAACCGAGCATGCAGGAAAACATACTCGGTTTTTTAATTAACTTAAAACGTTAGTCTTATAGTCCGCCGTCAGTAACAGTTGCTGCTGCGAAAACGCCGCCAGTTGCCTGTACTGCTGTTTGTAGGTCTGCTGCTGTCCAAGATGAACCTTCAACATAAACGTTGAATGCGCCTGATGCAAATACGCCAAGTCCCAATGATGTGCCTTTCATCTGTACTGCTTCGATGAATGCTTCCATGTCTTCGCCTGGTGCTACTTGTGCGTCTGCACCTGTTGCGCCTGCTATTGCAAAAATTGATACTGTTGCACCAAAGTTAACTACGTTAAATTCGATTTCGTTTGCTGGATTACGTGTTGCCATGTTTATGACTCCTTTTTAATTATCTGTGCTTTTGCACTATATGTATTTATCTTTTTAATTATTTCTGGCCAATAAAAAACCACCCGAAGGTGGTTTTAAAATTGTTAATTTCAACTTAGATTAGTATGCAAGAACTGCTACTGTGTAACCTGTCAATGCTGCTTCTAGGTCTGCTGCTGTCCAAGCGCCGTCATTTTCGATTGCGATGTTAAGAGTAGTATCACCAAGTGCACCGATTAAAACGATTGTTGCTTTTTGTGCTACTGCCACGGTGATTGCTTCTAGGTCTGTTGCAACGATTGCCCCGCCTGCTGTTAGTGTGAAGTGATCTACAGATCCTGTTACGAATTGTCCTACTGCCCATGTGTTGTTTACTTTAGTTGTCATAATTTGACTCCTTTAATTTTAATTTTGTGTGCTTTTGCACTAATTGTATTTATCTTTTATTGAAAATAATTATCGTGTTACTTCTGTTAGTTCAACAAATACAACCCAGTCTACAGTAGTAGCGGCTGCGCCTTGAACTGTAACTGTCATTCTATCGTTAACGCTATCGACTGATACTACACCAGTGAATCCAGAATCACTATCTTGTGTTACTTCATAACTATTATTTCCGATTGCAACCAAATTACCTGCCATCTTGTGAACAATTCCAGTAACTTTAAAACTATCATGTACAGTGCCACTAGTAGCAACATAGGTAGCAGTAAATTTAGCAGTTGTATTATCAGATAATGTAATATAAGTACTATCACTAAATGATACTTCTGTTTCTATTGCATCAGTAGTTTGTATTGCAAATACCAAGTCACGTTTCTGTGCAGTAGTTGATACCCCACTTGCTACTTGTCTAATGTCTGCTCTAAACTCAACATTATGAGTGAAGTTTCTATCACCAGTAATATCTGGTTCTGCCCATCGGTTATTAACAAAATCTTCAGTTGCTAACCCGGCAATACTCGGAATATAAGGCTTATTGGCTAGGTCTAAATAATTACCACTAAACAGTACTGGTAAATTTATTAGCGCATTGTAATCGCCAGTAAACAATGTCGGCGAGTTTGTAAAGTTGTTATAATCTAATGCAAGATCACCTAAGTCAATCTGGTTTCCGTTACTTAATGCTAATACATTGTCGACTAATGTAAGTGACAACGATGCAGATTGTTCTGTTGGAGTATTGTATAAATCATTATAATCACCACTAAACAATATAGGACGATTCACTAAATCATTATAGTTTCCACTAAAGTGGTTTCCGCGTTCTACTAATTTCTGTATTGTCCAACTTTCTCTAGCATATCCTTCTAAATCAATTGTGCCATCTGTACTAAATGATGATAATTGCGATGTGACATAATCTTTACTTGCCCAGTTTTCTGATAAGTCTACATTCTCCCACATTGAACTCAATGCATTGTACATAAGAGTATGTGTATTTGCTTCTGTACCGTCTATTGCAACATCATTTAAGTCATTTATTGAACTAATGGCAGCGATACTTGCACTGCTAATTGCATTAGTCACATATGTTTCTGTTGCCAATCCTGCAATACTTGGGATTGTCGGCGTGTTAGTTAAATCGTTATAATTGGTCGTTCCACCACCGCCTAACAAACTTGTGGTATCCGTTAAGTCACGTACGTCTGTTGGTATAGTTGGGTGTACGATTGCTGAAATAGCAGTGTTTAGTGAAGTAGTAGTTGCATATGAACTTAAATCAACTGTTGGTTGATAATCTGCCAATGATGTTGCTAACTCTGCATCTGTTACATAACTAGACAAATCAATAATACCACCACCAGCGACATTTGCAATTTGTTGATCTACATATGAAATCGTTGATAATCCAGCAATACTTGGAATAATTGGCTGATCTGTCAAATCAGTATAACTACCACTGAATATGATAGGTGTACCGATCAAATCAGCAAAATTGCCACTGAATACTGTAGGCTTGTTAGTTAAATCTGTATAGTCACCACTGAATAAAGAAGTCGTTAATGCATACCCACTTAAATCAATAGATGGCTGATAACTTGCTAATGTATTCGCAAGATAACCCGTTGTTACCAAATCTTGTGGTACATTAGTTAGATCAGTATAACTACCACCGAACACAGACGATGTCAATGCATATCCTGCAAGCGAACTAGTTAATGAAGTTGAAGTTACATAATCACTAAGATCAGTACCACTTACATTTGCAATTTGCTGATCAACGTATGCTATGGTTGAATGCGCAGATAAATCCGTCGTAAGTAGCCCAGTTGTGTCTGTTAATTCATTTACATCAGTTGGCAAACTACTTATCAATGCATGTGCAGATAAATCAGTTGCTGGATGTGTTACTGCTGCAATTTGTTGATCTACATACGCAATCGTAGATAATCCATCAATACTTGGAATAATTGGTACATTGAGTAAATCACTATAACTACCACTGAATATTGTAGGTGTGCCAACCAAATCAGCAAAATTTCCACTGAATACAGCAACTGCTGCTACTTGTTGATCTACGTATGCACTAGTTGCATATGATGCCAATGATGGTGTGTTTGTTACATTGGTATAATCTACAACTGGTACATATGCAGCGAATAATGATTGTACTTGCGCATCGGTTGCATATGATGACAAATCAATAGCGTCGCCATTGCTTGCACCTGCTATTGCATGGGCATCAATTGCTGAATTAACATCCGCAAGTGAAATGACATCAAGGTCATTGAAAAACTCACTTAGTGCAAACGTATTACCAGATGCTGGTACATACATTTTCTTTGTTGCGTCATACTTTAATAAATCACCATGCGTTACTCGCATTTCGGTATCAACGATACCTGATTGTGATCCATCAGTGACTGCACGTGGCCTTGCTGCGTTAATTGCCATTTTTTAACTCCTTAAATCATTAATACTATTTTGTTTACCGAGCCATGCACTGATGGATCATATGTCTGATCAACCAAATACGTTCTGTCTATTTTTGCACGTACATATACAAAATTACCAACAAATGTGACACCTTCTGTTGCCGATGTGCCATCTATCTGCAAATATTCAGTTGCTGTTGCTAATGCAATATTGAACCAATCGGCTTCTGTTGGAGAATCAAGCAATGTTGCTTGTAACCAAATACGACCCGTGAAATTATTTACATGAAAACTAACGGTATGTAAACCATCACTGTATCCATAAAATCCATCACCTCTGGCTTTATCGCCTGTGTATGACATTTCTGCCTTGTTTGTTAAAATTACTGTTGAACTAGCCATTTTATTCTTGTCCGTCTAATGTTTCAATTTCAATCAATACACCAACACCAGCCAATTCTTCAATTACTGCTGTAAGTTGGGCGATTGCTTCGCTATCTAATACTTCTATTGATTCTTCACCATCTTTTAACAATTTACTTGCTTTAATCACGATGACTGTTTCTGCTATCTTAGCCATAAGATACTCCTATTCTAATAATAGTATTTATCATTAAAGAGATAGCGTTAACTATGTTGTGATTATGGCGTAGCTGGTACGAATGTAGCGGGGATTAGTTGTATCCATGATGTTCCGTCATATCCTTCAAACATTTTGGTTTCTGTATTGAAAAACATCTGTGCTTCTACGGGGTTGGTAGGACGTTGTGCTTCTGTACCTTTTGGTAGTACGAACTCAGTCGTGCTTATATTCATGACATCTGTGTTGATAACAGACGCATTGATTGTACCAACGTCTAGTGTACCTTTTACCAGACTTGCGTCCATTGCACTGACATCATTGTTAGTCTGTGAACTTAACGTAATCGAATCAATTAGAATGAATTTTCCAGAATCGGAATCTTTTATCAGTCCAGCATAAGATGATGCACCGATTCTTCCTAAGAATCCCACATCTTCTGGGGTAGTTCCTGATTTATTTAATATAAGTAAAGAATCATCAAATGCTGTGTCTGTACTTATTAAATTTGTTGTTTGTATGCCTCTAAATGCCATTGGATTAATCTCTCTTTATAATAATAGTATTTATCATTATAAAGAGAGTACTTAATGATTAGTATTGCATATCTGGATCAATCGCCCAGTGAGTCGTTGGTTGGTCGTGGGTTAACCCACAAGCGATATCGTACAGGGTACGCACGCCAAATCCTACTGCACCTTTTGGTGTTGTATCTTTAGGACTATCAGTCCATGCCATTCCAGCAATATCCAAATGCGCCCATGGAGTATCACTATCAACGAAACGATATAAGAACTCTGCTGCTGTGGTAGAACCACCATACGGACCACCAATGTTCTGCATATCTGCAATAGGCGAATCAATCATCTTATTCCATACTTTGCCCATCGGCATACGGAAATAATTCTCTCCCGCATCTGAACCAACTGATGCAATATGACTAGCGAAACCAGTAGAATTACTAAACAAGCCTGCTGCTTCGTGACCCAGTGTTACCAAAATAGCACCAGTTAATGTTGCCAAATCAATGATCTCTGATGGCTTGTATTCATTTTGTACATATGTTAGAATATCAGCAAGTACTAAGCGACCTTCTGCATCTGTATTCAAGTTCTCAACTGTTTGACCATTCAATGACCCAATCACATCTCCTGGACGGGTTGCACCACCAGACGGCATGTTTTCTACAAGTCCTACGATTCCTACTACATTGGCTTTTACATTCTGTGAAGCAATTGCATGCATAGCACCAACCACTGCTGCTGAACCACCCATGTCAGTCTTCATATCACCCATACCCTTTCCAGGCTTTAGTGAGATACCACCAGAATCAAATGTAACACCTTTTCCTACTAGAGCAAGTGGTGCTGCATCTGTACCAGCATTCATGTATTCCATCACAACAACATAACTGTCACGATCAGAACCTTCACCAACACTCAATAGTAGATCAAATCCTAGTTTACGTAGAAACTTCTCATGCATGACCTTTACCGTTACACCTAACGGTGTTAACATTTGGTTGATACGATCCGCGTACTCTTCTGGATACAGTTCGTTACCCGGCTCAGTAACTAGGTCACGTGCTAAGAATACACTTTCTTCAATGGTTTTTATTGAATCTGTACCGTGAATATATGTAAACGCATCACTTGCGTAATCTGTCTTGTACTTGCTGAATGAGTATGCAGCAAGACGTGCACCTTCGATGATAGACGCAGAGGTCTTATCATTAAACTCAAAATAAACATGACTGCGCTTTTTATTATATTTGGAAAAACATTTACCACCAAGATTACGGAATTCGTCATCTGTCGCTGCTGTTGTTTTTACAATAAGCACTGCGTGTACAGACAATCCAGATGGATATGATACTTCAATCATATCATCATCTTTACTGGAATTGTTCATATCCCATGCTGCTTGTAACTGTCCCTTAGTTGCTTTGTCTAATACTTTGTAATACTTTGATTTATATTCAACTACGATTGCTGAATTATTTTCATATTCGCTCACACTGCCTCCAGTTCTTTATTTGTTATTAACACTTCACCGTCTGTATAACTGATCATCAGTTTTTCAGAGATGGTGTCATTCATAATATGCTTTGCTAATGGTAATTTAATACGCTCGTTAATTAGTCGTGACAGCGGTCGTGCACCCATCGCTGGATCATAACCTTCTGTTTCAAGGAATACTAATACACTTTCATCCCATTCAATCTCAACACCACGTGCTGCGATATAACCTTCTAATTGTCCCAAGAACTTTAGTACGATACTGCGCATATATTTTAATTTTAATGCATTAAATTGTACAATACCATCTAAGCGATTTCGGAATTCTGGTGCAAAGAATTTGTTGATTGCTTCATTAACTGCTAACGCGTTATATGCTTGATCACCAAATCCAATCGCTTTCTTTGAACCTTCACGTGCACCTAAGTTAGATGTCATAATGATGATTGAATTCTTACCCGATACCTTTTTACCTGTACTAGACGTGATTACACCATCATCCAATAATGCTAATAATACTGACATAATATCTGGATGTGCTTTTTCTACTTCGTCTAACAACAATACGCAATTTGGTGAATCTTCCAATGCAGTGATCAACAAACCATCTCCCGCTTTGCCGTCACCATGTCCGACATAACCAGGAGGTGAACCGATTAACTTAGATACTGAATGTGCTTCTTGATACTCACTCATATCAAATCGTACAAGTTTCATATCCATCGATTCTGATAATCGCTTCGCTGTTTCAGTTTTACCAACACCAGTGGGACCAGTGAATAGATAACTTGCGATAGGCTTGTTTGGTTCTTTTAATCCTGCTAAACTAATGGTAATTGAATTGATTACACGATTGATCGCTTCTTCTTGTCCAAATACATTGTTTCGTAGGAATGTCTCTACTTGAGTATGTTTATTACTTGTTTGTTCTTCTGCTTTAGTTCCCAAATGCTCTGCTGGGATACCAGTATAGCGAGATAATTCTGCACGAATTGCTTCGTCAGTTATCAATGTAACTTGATCGTCGCTAGGTTGAATCTTATTGAATGCACATGCGCGATCAATTACATCAAATGCCTTATCTGGTAATTTCTTATTAAATACATACTCTGCACTTAAATCAACTGCCAAATCACACGCAGATGGTTCAATCTCAAACCCATAATGAATTTCATATGACATTGCTGCATTACGCAGAATCACTTTTGCTTCTTCTACAGATGGTTCTTCAATATTAATCTTAGTGAATCGTCGTGCCAATGCTGCTTCTTTTTCAAATAATTTACGATATTCTTGATCTGTGGTTGCACCAATTACTTTTAATTTGCCGCTAGATAATGATGGTTTTAGTAAATTACCTGCGTCCATTCCACCTGACCCGCCACTCGTAGATCCTGCTCCGATCACCATATGAATTTCATCAATGAACAATATGACATCGTCGCGCTTTTCTAATTCTTCTACAAGTAATTTCATGCGTTCTTCAAAATCACCACGATACTTAGTACCTGCAACCAATTTTGCCATATCGAGCATCAATACTGTTTTGCCTTTAATAACATCTGGTACTTCATCTTCTACGATAAGTTTTGCTAATCCTTCTACAATAGCAGTTTTACCAACACCACTACCACCTACCAATACTGCATTGGATTTCTTCTTACGTGCTAATGTTTGTACAAGATCTCGCAACTCATCACGACGACCAACTACATCATCATAATTACTCGATTCTTCATTCATATTAACAGTGAATTGCTCAAGCGCAGTTGGTGCTGCTGCTTGACGTGATGGTGCACTAGTGGTGCGGGCGCCCGTGCCATCGGACAACGCATCGCCAACTGCCATATTCACGTCATGTAACCATGCTGACAATGAATGCTTATCTAACCCACACTCGTATGCGTAGTGTGCAGTTACTGATTGCTCTTCTGACAAGATGCTCAACAGTAAATCAACATTGTTGATTGATTTCTTTCCGTAAAATACAGCCTGTGTCATAGCACGATTGAATACTCGCTCTAACATCTGTGTCTTACGTGGTGTGACCTCTTCATCTGATGACATAACCAATTCATCGCATTCTGCTGCTAGATAATCTTCAATCGCTATTTGGATACTCTCACAATCTGCTTGTATTTCATAACACATAATACGTACTGCTGTGTCATCTAAAATGACCAAAGCCAAATGCTCTAGCGTCACATATTCATGCTTGTGACTTTTCGCTAGATCAATTGCGCGAACTACAATGTTTTCAATTTCTGACATTCTCTTAACCTTAATATAAATTGATCGATACTAGTATCAGTATCTAATGTTGGGATTTTTGTATTTACAATAATGTGCAAAGCTGCACGCTTCTTTGTTAGTTTATTCATCAATCCCTTTTGTGGAACAACAATAACTTTACCATCTGACGTTCCCGCTGGAATTTCTATTTCTAAATGTTCATCACACGGACCTACTACTGGAATTACACTGCCTCGCATTGCATCTACAATATCAATTGTGATATTCATTATAAGCGATAAACCGTGTCTTGTCAATGCTTTATGTGATAATTCTTTGATATTAACAATATATTTGTCAATAGGTGTGTTCACTTTATACTTATCATCTAACTTAGATCCTGCTGGTATTGTTACTTTTAATATCTCGCCAGTATCTGTCTCAATGTAATCATCTACACCTTCTATCTGCTGCTTGATTGTTAATTTTACATTTACCAAATGTGTATGTGGAGTTACAATAATAGGTACAATAGTACTCTTTCGTAATTGCTCGTATGCTACCGCAATACGATTGAAATCAACCGCTTTACCACCACGATCTGGATGATGCTTCATTGCAAGTTGCTTAAATGCGTGTTTTATCTCTTCCTGGGACGAAGTTGTCGCGATGTTTAGTATATCCCAAGGATTGCTGTTTGTTTGTTTCATAGTGTTTCTTATTGTCGAAATAGTGTGTTCCTATAAACTATTTCGTCAACGTTGCCATATATCTCATTGCTCAACAATGAACAATCACACTTCTAGTGTAACTGTATTTAACTAGGTTTCTACATGAGTTATACATCACTATATATAAACTGCGTTTTTTACTAGTCATTAAATATCTTTAGCACTTTGTCAGCAATATCTGCTTCAACGGGAACTGGAATAGTTACATCGCGATTATCGTTGTAATCATCGACATTAGTATTTATACCCTCGTAGTACGATTTGTATGCTGCTATGATTGATTTTTGCTCTGCTACTAATTTTAATATATCGGCATTATTCAGACTTAAATTTTCGTACCCAATATCAGTTAATGCAAATAAGGCAATATTACTGTTTACTTTTTGTAACTCTAACATCACTTCATCCATATTAGCAAGCGTCACTATCACGAAATCTACATCACGCAATTCCAACACAGTAGCATCTGGTAATATTAAATTAGGCTTGTCAATGGGTGCTGATTGGTATGTAACTGTCTTTGGTACAGATGAACAACTACTTAGGAATATAGTTGGGATTAGCAATGTCAGGACAACTGCTATTCGTTTGACTTTTCTTAACTGCATTTAATTCTTCCTTTGTTAGTGGTGAACCACTTACTATCTCAAAACATCTTAGCACATCTTTAGTGCCATTGTCAACAATCTTCTCTACTAATCCAGGCTTTGCTTCTGCTAATGCACCTAGTTCATGTCTACTTAATTTAGCCTGTAGATCTTTAACTCGTAGGTTCGCTTGTTGAAATTTAGTAGTCACAACCGAAAACTGTGCTTTAACATTTATCAAATCAACTTGTACTGCTTTCAATGCCGTATCAGTGGATTGTCGTGCTTGTTCCGATTGTGCTGCACTGACTGCATATGCTTGAATTTGTGCTTGGGTATATTTATAATATTGCCATGCACCATAACCAACTGCGCCGAAGATCACTGCTGCTATTAGATATATTTTAATACGTGAAAACATTATTTGTTCCTATATACGATTCTACATTTTGTCAAATCATATGGTGATATTTCTACTTCAACGTTATCATCTAGAAGTACATTGATATTCATTTTTCGCATCTTACCACTCAAGTGTGCTAGAAGAATATGTTGATTCGCTTCTAACTTAACTCTAAATTGGGCATTTGGTAGGCACTCGGTTACAGTGCCCGTTACTCTTATTGTTTCTTCCTTAGCCATTAGTAATTAGTTAGAAACTTAATTCGTTCTGATATTACTTTTGCATCTGCATCAGTTGCAATAACATATTCATAACTTGAGGTGTGTACTGCTTCTTCAAACTCTTCATGTGTCCATTCTTTTGGAATAGTGTCTTTGTAAGAAACAAATTGCCAATAAGCAACTTCATTGTCAACATTGAGAATGTCTTGCAACATCACATCAATTAACTTGAATAGGAAACTGTTACGATTGTATTCAACAAATACCGTGTATTTTCCTTCTGGTGTAGGACCCACTGATACATCAACATCTATTGCATCTTTGTGCCCAGTCTCTATGAACTGACTAAGATCTGAGGCTGCTTCAATATGATCAACTTCAAGTGCGACTACAACAATGTTCTTGTCATCTCCAATCTTACTTTTGTATTGATCAATACTAACCACATTGCTTACAAGACCACGTAGATCATTGTACTGCATTGCTTCATTAAGTGTCGTCTGATATGATTGCATCATCGTCTCCTAAATTTTGATCATATGCTTGCTCGACTGAATGACTATCAAACTGCATATCATCTACTTTCACACGACTTGTCTCAACTGTATCGATTAAACCACGTGGTACTTCAAGCGTAACCAACCATACTGGACGTTCAATCTTCTTTGCTCTACGCTTGTTCGAATGATTTGGGTCTATCTCAGTATCTTCTGGCTCGATTAATTTTGCTGCTGTAGTAAGTGTATCTTTTGTATAGAATACCTTACAACCATTGTTAAGCAATCGTTCTGCTCCAGTAGGATCTGGCATCATCTTATGCGGATATAACAAAGTCACTGTTACCCAATAACGCTCGATATGCGGACCGTCTACGATTTCGCCTTCAATCCAGTTCTTATATGCATACACATTTAATGACTCTAATACACCATCAATTTGCATTAATGTTTCTAATGCCGAATTTCGCTTGATGTTCTTACCCAACTGGGCAATGATGTCTGTTTGTTCCATAGTATTCTCCTAACTATTAATATAACAGTATTTAGTCTTTTTTATTAATTGACTTACTGTATATTAATTATATATGTTGTTAATGTGAGCATTAAAAAAATGCTAAATAATAGTGTACGAGCAAGTATGAGGCACACTCACTAAAACTTAAAAGGAGTTTTTAATGGCCAGACGAGCAAGAAAAACAAAAAACCAACAACGTCAAGATCACGATGTTAAACAGGACGTTATTCAACTTAATGGAATGAAGCGCAGAGAGCGATTCGTTACCATGATTCCAAAAAACCGCAGACAAGAAGACTACATCGAATTACTCGATGACAACAATAGACACATAGTATTCGCAATGGGACCAGCGGGAACAGGAAAAACCATGCTAGCAGTTTTAGCCGCTATTCGAGCATTCAAAGCAGGCACATGTGAAAAAATAGTCATTACACGACCCGCAGTTAGTGTAGACGAACAACACGGCTTTCTTCCAGGCAGTCTAGTAGAAAAAATGGCTCCATGGACTCGACCAATATTCGACGTATTTGAAGAATATTGGACACCACAAGAAATCGAAAGTATGGTAGAAGATGGCGTTATCGAAGTCGCACCACTCGCATACATGAGAGGACGCACATTTAAAAATGCATGGATCATCGGAGATGAAATGCAAAACGCCACACCAAGTCAAATGAAAATGCTTCTAACACGTATCGGCACAAATAGTCGCATCTTCGTAACAGGCGATCTCGCACAGCACGATAGAGGGTTTGAAGCGAACGGTCTAAAAGACTTTTTAATCCGACTTAAAGAACAAAAAAGTGATATGATCGGTGTCATTGAATTCGAAAAACAAGACATAGAACGACATATCGTAGTACAAGCCATATTAACAATTTATGGTGATGAAGACTAATTAACCGAGGATTTCCTCGACTATATCTGCCCAAGTACTCGCTCGTACTATTCTTTCATCACTATATGCAGCATTATGAGGATGGTCAATTAAAATTGATTTCAATCCCAAATCTGCGCCCAACACAGCATTAGACCACTTATCCTCAATCCAATACATTTCACTACCGCGATAGTGTTCTAGTTCTTCATCTTTATCAGCACCCGTATCAAGGCAGATTACATCAACAAATGCATCACCGTATAACTCTTTCAAGTTGCGAACACGCAATGCTTTTGACTTTAGATCTAAACTTAAACTAGTGATTGCAACAAACTTGTAGCCCGCTTCAACCAACTTCGCAATACCAGAACGTGAATCACGCATCGCTGGTAAAGATGCCATCCAACCACAGTTGTTAAACTCATGTATTAAACGCTTTCCTTCTGCTTTCTCAATACCATACATAACGGAAATGTCATATACTGCAAACTGTTGTTGTACATATCCTTTAGTAGCCATCCATTCTTGGAAAGATGCTTCCCAATCTAGACACACTCCGTCGCAATCTGTCAATATAATTTTATCTTTCATAGTCTTGCTCTCTTTATTAACTTATGTAACTATTATATAACAATGAGCCTTACTTGTCAACACTAATTATAATAAGTTTACAAATTCTCATTCTTTATTTGCTCTTCTTGATCACTCTTAATTGCTTCAAGCCATTCACCAACAAGCCCGGCTTGAGTATTATTAATTGTTTCCCATACTTCTTCATCGAACACATCTGCTGCTTCATCAACCCATTCATCATCAACATAAGATTCTTCTGTCAACTGTTCAGATTCATTAATGACAAGATGAATGATTTCTTCAGAAACATATTCAATCCAATCAGACATGTCATCGCCTTCATATATATCTGCGCCAAAGAAGTTTGGTGCTTCATCCTCATACATAATAGATGTAATAATTTTAGGATCATATTCTACAAGAATACCTAGTAGTTTCTGCAACCCCTGTGCTGGCGCTGACCAAGCAGATTCTCCTACGAAATATACATCACCCTCTTCGACAGAGTAGTCCTCAAAATAACTCCACTTAGGACCTATGTTATTGGTAGTCCACTCATACTTTTCTGTCTCTTCATATGTCAGGTCATCCTCAACAAAGATATCAGAAAACCATTTGTGTGGTGCATCCTCGCGAATACGCCCAAACATCTCTTTCAGTTTTGTTCGTGCATCATCATTGATTTGATGGAATTGCACATAAAAGTGTACATGATTTGCCATTTTTAAATTCCTTTAACTTATATATAAATATTATACAACAATAAGCATTGCCTGTCAACACTTATTACAGATTAAATACACTCAGTTGGACATTGCATAACGTAGTTATTAAAACCACCTATAACAACGTATACTTCGTCGTATCCAGTGCTTACAAGTTGGGATGCTACTTGACGTGCACTAATACCTTTGTAACAACACACGATGATTGGAAGGGTTTTGTCAATATTATTGAAATATGACGACATGTTATCTTTATCAAGATGGTGACTATTCTTGATTTTAGATTGATTGAAATCTGCTTCATTACGTATATCTAGTAATTTAGCACCTGCTTCTACTTTGGATTGTACATCAATTGGTGCAATTAATATAGCGGGATGTTCGTTGGTCATTAATATTTTTCCGTTTAGGTGGGCGCAGTTAACGTAACGATATCACTAAAGTGTTCGTCAAATACATTAACTAAATGCTCGTAATCACCACTATTCATATCTCTTACGATATCTGCATGATCAGGACGAGCGAGGCTAGTTGCCAATGCGATTAAGTTAGCAGGTGTACCACCTTCACCAGTGATATCTACTACAATGGATTCTTTGAAATGATTAGAGTTAATCATGATTTAAAACCGATTAGCGTTGCGTTCAAATAACTGCTCACGCGTAGGCTTGCTACTAAAGAAACTTTCTAACGCTTCGTTATCTTGTGCTGCTTTTGCTACAACAGTGTTATCATACGATAACTGACTAATGTAACCGAATGCTAGGAAATCACCTAACACATCCTCAAACGGACTACGATCATTAGACTTCCATAATACGACACCGTCGTGGTCACGCACGTATGCTTTAGACCATTGCTCGTAAACCTTTGCGCCCTTTGCTGTTTTAATCATAGTCTTGCTCTCTTTATTAACTTATGTAACTATTATATAACAATGAGCCTTACTTGTCAACACTTAAATAGGAGTAATTGAAGTAATATTCTTTAGCGTCTTATACAGAAACTTATCGTGAAGCACATTGTTAAGTGGTTTTAATTGTCCTCTACCATCTAATCTCACACTACCTGTCATACCAAACAATGCATCAAATGCGGATGCCGTACTAATCATGTCAGACACAGTAGAATCACCATCGCGTCTTTTTGAAATAGATAATTCATATACCTTATTATGATTATCTGCCAACCTATATATGAATGACTTCTCACGTACTGTGTCATGTCTATATTTTTCGATAAGACGTAACTGTAATCCCTCAAATTCACAATGAGAGTGATGATTATAATCATGAGACACATATTTGTCAGCAATAGCATCAGTGCGTTTTTCATACGAAGTGATTCGCGGCAACGTAATTAACATCTTCTTGTACGATTCCATCATTGGTGTATTTCGATTACTACACATATGAAGCAGTTTTTTTCGCCAAGACGTAAGTGTAATATCATCACTTAATTTCGCCATGAAGAACTTTTTTTCCCAATATGAAAATATATCAGCAGCGTTTGCGCAATCTTCTGCAAGAGGAACTGTTGCGTTAAGTGTATTGCCTTCTAAGCAGTTAATGAAAAGATTCATTGCCTCCTTGATTGAACGAGTTCTATTCATATAGAGTAATACAGCCAATGCACCTTCTATGCTAACTGATAACTTTTTTGGCGAGACATTATTTTCAAAATTACTGTGCATGTCTTCAATTTCATCATGTTTTAGTAGAGTATTTAATGTGACTTGTGGGTTAAAAATTGCGGTAGACATAATTCTCTCTAATGTTCAACTTTTACAATGCTGAAATCTAATAGTGTTATGTTTAACAATTCAATGTACAATTGAAATATGGGAGTATGTAGCGTAAAGTCGCCTCGCAAGATGTTTACCTTGAAATCTACCAATGATAAACCTTCTGAGAAGTTCTTATCTTTGCGTAATGCTAATAATTCCCACCCGACATTCTTTTTCGAGCGACCACTGAATAAGATCATACCTTTTCCTTTTTACGAAAGTTGTCTGAATAATTATCTGTAAACGTATCGTGCGTCACTTTTTTAAACTTGCGACGAGACTTGTAAAATGATAACGGCTTTTTGAACTCAATCAACTTACCATCATTAACCCGAATGTATGCAAACAACTTACCTTCGGGATTCAAAAAATATGTATGTGGTGGGAATTCCTCACCTGTGATTTCTACTAAACCTTCCATAATCATATTACTCTGCTTTATTAATTTATTGAAACCACAACCAAGTTCCATGCGCCCACGCTACTGGAAATGCTATTGCACCAGCAACGAGGAAACCCCATGATGCACTAGCGAAACACGTAAACACATGGGTGAACCACGCTGCGACTATCCAAACTATCCAAACTCCCAATAATGCTTGAAACATAATACTTTCCTTGCTTTGATTAACTTATATAACTATTATAACGTAATAAGCCTTACTTGTCAACCCTTTACGCAAACAACTTGCTTTAATGTGTGAACAACTTCAACTAAATCATCCTGTGCTTTCATTACCGCTTCGATGTCTTTATATGCCATTGGGGTTTCATCAATCACATCTTCGTCTTTACGACACTCTACTCCTGCTGTCGCCTTGATGTGGTCATCTACGGTGAACTGCTTACGTGCCGCAGTACGTGACATTGTACGACCTGCGCCGTGACTACATGATGAAAATGATTCAGGATTACCTAAACCACGCACAATGAAACTTTTAGCACCCATTGATCCTGGGATTATACCCAACTCACCAGCCTTAGCAGAAACCGCACCTTTACGTGTCAAGTAAACATCTTCACCGAAGTGATGCTCTTTACTCACGTAGTTGTGGTGACAATTAACCGCCAACACGTTAGCCTTAAATGGTGGCAATACTGATTCCAATGCTTCTATGGTTAGTTGCATCATCACTTGACGATTGATCTTGGCAAACTCTTGCGCCCATGTAACACCTTCTACATAGTCGTCAAAGTATGGCGATCCTTCTTGCAAATATGCCAACTCTTTATCTGGCAAATGTGTCTGCTGATTTATCATATCTTGCTTCGCTTTCGCTATGAAAGTTGACGCAATACGATTACCAACACCACGTGAACCAGAGTGTAACATTATCCATACTTGCTGATTTTCATCAAGACATAACTCTATAAAATGATTACCAGTTCCCAATGTTCCAAGGTGTACAATGTGGTTACACTGACCTATCTCTGGATACTTATCAACCATTTTATTGAACTGTTGCTCAAGGTGCATTTTCCATAAATCAGATGCAAGTTTTGGTATATCATTCCAAGCACCTTTGTCATTAACTGCTTTGCCGTTATTTGTACGTCCGTGTGGTACTGCTTTTTCTATAGCAGTACGAACAGCGAGTAAATTATCTGGTAAATCTTTAGCATACAATGTTGTCATTGCAGCCATCATTCCACAACCTAGATCAACTCCAACCGCATTAGGTATGATTGCTTTTAACGTAGGTATAACACTACCTATCGTTGCTCCTTTACCTAAGTGAACGTCTGGCATCACTGCTATGTGACTGTGTATGATCGGCAATTGTGCTATGTTTTGCAATTGCTCTTTTGCTTGATCTTCCAAATTAACGCCGTCTATCCACGCTTTTATTGGTACACCTTTTGATTCTATATTACGATACTTCATTTTACTTCTCTCTCTTTTATTTACAATCTGATAATTATAAAGTTATTTTCCACCAAAAGCGCCAGAATAAATGCTTATGTGGGTAATTATAAATCATAATATTATGACGATATTCACAATTTGAATATGTTAAACGACCAATAGTAAAAACTTTCATTTTAATTTCCCATTTCTTCTTCAATTTCTTCATTAGCACGTTCTAAACGATTAATTTGAGCTATATTACAATCAATACGAGATTGACGTTCGCTCATATAAAATTCTGCCCACTTTTGATGATCGGCTTTAAACAGTACAACAAAAGAATTAAGGTCCATAGTTCTTAGAACTTTATCACCAATACATAAATTAATTTTATCTACACCATTAATCATATTACTTTTAGTTGTAAAATCTTTAATTTGGTACATAATTCTCTCCTTCTCTAAGTCTGATAATTATAAAATTATGCGGCAATCTTATAATTATCAAACCGCTTGTTCTTGTGCTTAACTGCACCACTCTTTGCCGCTTTCTTGCGATCCTTCATCACTACACTCTTGTTAGCAACCTTTAGATTCTTTGCTACTGCATTCAGCGCCATGACTACATTCTTCGGTGATCGTGCATTCTTTGTCTTCATCAAATGTACTGCTTTCATTTCATACTCTCCTTAACTCATTAACTATACTAATTATATAATAATACTCCTTGCTTGTCAAGAACTATTTACTATTTAATAGTAAAAAAAGCCCCTTAACGCGAATTAAGAGGCTTTAAATATAAACTATGCTGTTTATTTATCCTTACGCTGCTGGCGACCAATAAAATGTATTTTTCGTTGTAAATGCTTTATCAGTTTTTACCCAGTTTTTACCATCTAACTTATATACAATATTCGCTTCTATGCGTACAGCGTTCTTAAATTTTACTGACGAAAAACTACTACCATTTACAAACATCGGACAATTCTCATTTCGCCAAATATACAACTTACCTTCTTTATAATAGACACAAGCAAATGAACCATCTACATCACCCAACTTATCTAACCCACTGGAAATATACTTATGCAAACACGCAGTGTCCCATTTATCATGATAATTCCATTTCCTCATTTGTGTCTCTTTGATAATACCATTGTGCCATAACAACGTACCATCAATCACTGACGGATGCACTGATGCAATTGATCGTGCATTAGTTGTAGGCGACTGCACATGACCAATATACAAATTACCTGTATCAAGTTCTTGTGACTTAAATTTACCTAAACTCTTCTCAATTACATCTAGCACTTCACCATCGTATGTAGCAGTAGAAAACGAATGTTGCCCACGATGTGAATTTAAGTTCGCTAACTCGTTAAACTCTGCTACATTATAACTACCAAAAATACTACACATTCCAAGGAATCTGTATTTGGTATTCAATAGGATCTGCAATAGACCTATCCATGAATGCTTTGATACGTTCTGCACAACTAGGACATACACCACATGACTTACCATCAATATCAGGATCGTAACATGTCAATGTATACTCGTATAAATGTACTAAGTCAAGTTCCTCTAATAATGCAATCTCTTCATCTTTGGTCAATGTATTAAATGGTGCTACCAATTGTACAGGACAATTACGATTCATACTCATTACATTATTCAATGCGTCTGCAAAACTAGGCGTAGTATCCCAATAACCATATGCATCAGTTGCTTGAATACCAGCAAATACATATTCTGCACCCATCGCTTCTGCATATGCAGCAGTCAATGAAAATAAGATCATATTACGATATGGCACATATGTCGAAGGCTGTGGTTCACCTAATACATCTTGAATAGTCGGCATTACTACATCAGTGCCCGCAATGTTTGCACTCATAGGTTTTGCAATTTCACCTAGAATAGAAAGATCAAACAATTGACGATGAACACCAAGTTTCTCACATAACTGTGCTGCGCGATCTAATTCTACTCGCTGCTTTTGTCCGTAATCATAACCAACTGAGAATACATTTTCAGCGCCGTATTTGTGTGCAGCAATAATAACAGCAGTTGAACTATCAAGTCCACCACTGTGTGTAATAACGACTTTGTCCGTATCAGGTAATGTATTCAGTACTTCGTTTAATTTCATAAATGCCTCTTAATTGTTAAATCATTATACTATGATTATGCGTGTTTGTCAATCCCTAATATGCCATGCTGATGACGATAACGCGGTAGATAATTTCGTTCGCTGGGCACGATCTGTTATACCCAAATCATATTGACCATAATCTCTTGCTGTATCAACTGCGGATTTGGCGGTTCTCAATTCCCAGCCAAATACCATGCGAAGTGCCTTGATTGAAGAAATATAAGTATCTTCGTCACCTCGCGTATTATCATATTTTAATGTCGCATGTTTTGTACTGTCTCCAGAGAACATAGTCATTAACATAGATCCTCGTATAGATGGATCTAATGCGTCAAACATCGACAATGCTTGATCGCCACCAAACTCGTCACCAAGTTCAGTCTTGCAAGATGCATAAAATGATTGTACTGCATCCATCAACGTATCAGAAATTATCATTAGTGTGTTCCATATTAATTAAGATATAAACCATGTAGGCATTGAACGACCTGTCCATGTCATTTTAAATCTAGATTGCTTAGTCATATAGTACTCGCGATACGATCTAACCGCATCTCCAGGATGTATACATTCTGGATTAGATTGCATCGCAAGCCTGAATTCAGTCTTTGATTTGCTTACGATATTGGTAGGAATTGATTTAAGTACTGTACGTAGTTTAGTATCTGATGCATGTACTTTTCCATAGCGATGCGTGTATTCGTCACATAATGCAATGAAATGAGCATAATGCCATTGATAGTTGCTGTCCGATTCAAGTGTCCACTCAGTACACGGATGATACATATGTACCGCTTTATACAATACATCGTCATGGATGGGATGTGACCATTTCTTTACCATGCGCTTGCCAGAATTAGATGGGGCTGTGTACAACTTACCATCTAACATACGATGAACTGTAGACAACATCTGTGCTGACTCTAAAATCATTTTGACTACATGCTTATCACATTGTAGTTGGGCTGCCTTGGTAGGGTCGTTATCAAGTATGAATAAATTCATTAGTGTAGCGCCTTCATGCGAAACTGATTTATACAGTCTTGTAATAAATCGAACGCTTCTTCTTCTGCGTCATGTGAAAATTCTAACGGAGAATCGATGTGCAAATCAGCAGACACGAAATTCCAGTTAATAGAATTGTCTTCATATCGATTTTCTCCATCATTCAAATAACCATTATCAATGACCATCTTTGCAATTTGTACAGCATTCATAATCTTTCTCGCTTGACTTTATTAATTTACTTAAATATTATACAACAATAAGTATTGCTTGTCAAACGTTTATTTGAATTAATGTTTTATTTTCTTAAAAATATTCTTACTTTATTATATCTATCTTCGTTGAATTCAAGACTAAATTTTTCACATAACAATTTAAAATTATCTATATCAAGTAAGTCGTCAATCGTATCTATTACGAAATCATTCGAATTTACATTCGTTTCATAATTTTTTAATGTGTTTGCTAGCATATTTTCCGCCTCATCGATAGTGTACAACTCGCTAATGAGTTTTTTTGTTTTACCAACTCTAAAATTCCATGATGTACTCATGAATCTTTCAAAATCCGTGTCTAATACAACTAGGTGCTGTCCTTTAAAATAATTTCTTGATTTATCTAAGTCACTATGTGTCACGTATATCATAAACTGTCCATCATTACATCTATCAAATGATAATTCTGGTCTTTCTGGTAATCCACTACGCGTTGCATAATCCAATACAGGAGGAATAGTTGTTGAGTCTGCAAATCTTCTATCAAAATGAAATCCACTAAGTTCTGAATTTAATATTCCATTGCATGGGTCCCATGGATTACTTCCGTTGTCCTTGTGGTTGTACCATACGACATTAGAACAACTTGCAATTAGTCTGCCAATTTGATGACCTTTCGATGCCATATTCACATTGATTACGATAATTGGGTTCATGTGGTTCTCTGTTTGTGTGTAATATTACGACTGATATTAAATATCAGTCGCCATTATTAATTATCTTGTTGACGAGCATGTGCGTATGAATTGTATGCAATATATGATCAGGGTGTGCTTTTAAACGACTTGCCATACTATTTCTTCCGACTTTAAGATACAGTCCCCAAAATTCATGCGACACTTGGAATATTTGCTCTGGACGCTTGTATTTGGTTAGTTGTGTGACCATATCTCCTACCATATCGATGCTTAGATCGCCGCTATATACCAATCCATGTCTGTCGTAGTCGTTCAATCCGTTCATGGGAAATACGTATACCTGATCAGTAGTGGTCGCTTCTGCTATAGATAACTCTCGTATGTAAGTTTCAACTTCCCAAGGATAGATCTTCCCTCCTCCAAACGATATAAATTCTTCACTCGTGCGTCCGGTATATCTATATTTTCCATCTTTTTCTTCAAATACATCATTATCAGAATGCCATTCAGTTCCTCGACACGACCAAATTACACCGCTGTCTGTTAATCTCATTTTCAAGTTTGTGTCCGTGAATGGAGTAAACCAATCACCACGAGTAGCACCCTCTTTGATTACATTACAAAGCATAACGCCTGTACCTACAGTCCCGAACCAGTCGCATATTGTATGGGGTTTCATTGTTCGTTGTATACTTTCAACTAAATCGCTCGATACTACACCACCAGAGATATCAATGTAATCTATTGGAGAATCATATTCAAATTCGCATAGTCGATGAGCTTGACTCGGATAGACAGACATCATATTTGCCTTGTATTTCGCATGTGCGGCAGGAACTTCTTTATCAGTCTGTACCCAATGAAAGGATCCTCCAGTTAATAAGCATTTGGTTACTATCTGAGGCGTCCATGCTACGTCCCATGATGAACTACATACTGTTACAAGTTGTGTATACTCGTCGCCAAGCATATTATTTGCTAAAATAATTTCATCTATTATTGCGGCACCTCGTTCGTAGTCAGTCTGGTATGTATATCTGCCGGGTACCATTGAATACAGATCGCCGTCTGTTCTAGTGGTACCACTACTAAAATATACAGATTTCTCTCCTGTATGTGATTTAGTAATATTTTTCAGATCTGCGCATATATCGATAGTACCATCGACCCATAACACAGCACTACAATTAGCTGATCGTCGCTTTATATCAATTTCCCTATTACTCTGTAAACTTGTTGTATTAGCCGGACTAGCATCCAGATACATCGCAGCCCATGCTAGTACCACAGAGGATATCATATCTGATTCCTCTGCGATTACCAAGACGCGATGTTTATCGGTGATACCAGCATCTGCTAGATTAGACGCAACTTCTTTCATCCTCTTATTAAATTCAGCATATGTGATTTCATTGCCGTTAGCAGATAATGCAATAGCATCGTCATTTCGTAAAGTGTGAGTTGGATTATTCGCATATAAATCCGCATAATATTCTTTCATGTCTTGTTCCTTGTAAATTGGTTGATTGTGTTGTAATATCTTTATTTAGTTATCACTTTTCAATGTCATATTCACATTGATTACAATAATTGGATTACTCATTAGAATTCAATGGAAACTCTAACAGAAATATAATCACCAACCTTGAATAGTTTATTCGTTTTGAATGATAACTTCATTTTGTTATATTCAGCAACAACTACACTACCATCATATTGCTTGATAGTTTCTGTAGTGTAACTAGTGTTACATTGACGTTGATTCTGATAACCAATAATCTTATTAGACGACTTCTTCTTCGCAATATCTGCACCAGCAATTGCACCAAGCAATGTCGCTGCATCTTTGCCTTTACCACCACCAACGCTGTTACCTATCAGACCTCCAAAAATCGCGCCTGCGAGGACATCGGCTGTACTTGCATCATTCGTCTCCCCATAGATAGGCACATTAACATTTGTACATACTTCTACGGGTTTTTGTACAATGACATTACTGTATACTGTCTGTATAGATTTTACCACTGCGGTCTGCATATATGTCTCTGCCGACGCTACTGTAGTCACCACGGTGGATAATAGTAATACACCACCTAATACGATTGCTCTTTTATAATTTTTCATTATTGTTCTCCCAGTTTATTAATATGCTGTAATACATCAACGCCAAGTACGCCTGACTTTATCTTCAATTTGCCTTTTTTGTTTAATTTGCTGACATAACGGCGGTCTGTAAGTGATTTATATTCTTCAATTATTTCATCATATTTAGCATAATCATAGTCTTCCATATATTAATCCCCTACCTACATCAACTCTGGGAACATATCCCCAACATAGGTTCGTACTCTTGCTTCTACTAGTGCATCAATGTCAATAAGACTCTCTTTAGGTCGATGGATTCCATCACTCTCGACTGCAAATTTCGCTACTTGTAATAATTGTCGCTTGTTGAGACTAGTCACCATATACGGTCGCACAGTTCCCGATTGTACCGCACTTAGAATATAATCTGCTACATCGGTGATATCCATTGGTACTACAATTTTCGTATTGATTCGCTTAATTCCATCTTCGTATAATTCAGCTCGCATATATGTTACTTCCTATAGTTGTTGTTCAAATTTAATAATTTCTGGCATTAGTGCCGATTTGGTTTTTGCAGTTAATACAGTTCCATCTGGTTTATAGGTAGCAGTCCATGAACTGCCACTTTTAACAATAATCCAGTCTAATCTTGATGTCTTCAATTGATTTCTCCTATGGGCGATTTGCTAGCATGATATCACGAACGTATTCACGATCCATTGAATCGCCATCAAAATCCATATCAGGAAACTTAGATAGACGCATTCCTAGCGCCAACAGAATATCGTCACGTGTAGCACCGAAATCGTAGATTCCGCCTTTACCGTAAAAATCAAGAAGGTATGAGATAAATGTTTCAGTTTTGTTGTTCATAATAGTTGCTCGCTTTGATTAACTTACTTAACTATTATAGCGTGAAGAGCCTTACTTGTCAAGGCTTTTTATGAATGTTTTTTATTTAATTTGCGAACACATCAGTCGACGCTGATATGATTGTTGCAGTATACGGTCCGTTACCTACTGAATCACCGATTCTTGCTACTGCTGGGTTATCACCAATGACATCACCGCTAGCAGACGTAATCACACTAGTGTGACCACAATCCGCTGTAACAGTATCGCCCAATCTTGCACAAGGCTTGTCATTGACAACAATTGTCGACGAACCAGAAGTAATTGTACCTCCGGTCGTTATAGTGGTTAAATGCGCAGTACAAGTGCCGAATGTACGATCTCCTACTCTCGCTACGCCCTTAGCCATATTATGCGCCTGCCATCACAATACCAGAAGTTTTCTCGCTATACATCTTAGCAGTTTCTTCTTCTGTTTTAACGATACAAATAACACCGTTAAGTCTCATTGTGTATTTTGCGTCAATCGACGAGGTAAACATGAATGGAGCCATTCCCATTCCACCATCTGTTGCAATCAACATCGTAGGCTTAGATAAAACCAATGTATCAGTAGTCTCTTTATCAAGACGTGCTACCATTTCTTCACCGCTGGCTAGTTTAATACTGATGACATCGCCATCTCTGTAAGGTACTTCTATTAACATTCTTCACTTCCTTTAAGGTATTGGGCTAATTGATCATATCCGCCAATGACGGTTCCATCAATTACTATTTGTGGTACAGTGCGTGCAAGTGGTGCAATTGCTAATAATTGCTCACGTGTTACATCAATACCGATCTTCTTTTCTACAAACTCCATATGCTGAGTTTCAAGCAATACTTTCGCTTTAGTGCAAAATGCACAATTATCTTTTGAATAAACTTCTACCATACTTTCTTCTCCATAATTGTTATTTTATTATAATGACATACCCGTAAAGGTATCTTTAGTAACGTCCGATGTTACACCGCCTATAATATATGACGATAGTTGTACTTCTTGTGGTGCCACTTGTACTTCTGCACCAGCAATCCATTTTTGTGTCCAAGGTAGTGGGTTTGCTTGCGGTACTTTATATGGACAAGATAATCCCACTGCCACCATTCGCTTACACCCAATCCATTCTACATATTCACCCAATAGTTGAGCATTTAACCCAATCATTGAACCATCTTTAAATAGATATTCTGCCCATTGCTTCTCTTGTTCAATTGCATCTACAAACATCTGAATACATTCTTCTTCAGTTTCTTTTGCGATCTTAATATAATCTGGGTCGTCTTTTGGTAAGATCTTTAATAATGATTGTGTGAACGCTAAATGTAGATTCTCATCACGCGCAATAAACTTGATAATTTTTGCATTACCTTCCATCTTTTTAAGTTCTGCAAACGCCCAACTACATGCAAACGATACATAGAAGCGAACACCTTCTAGTATGTTTACACCCATTACTGCCTTGTATAACGACTTCTTTAACTCGTACAGGTCAACAGTGATTTCTCTGCCATTAACCTTATGTACGCCTTCGCCTAGTAAATTGTACCAAGCGGCTTGATCAATTAGAGCATCATAATTTACCGAAATGGCAGATGCACAATCAACGATTTCTTTAATGTCTAAGATTTCATCAAAGATAATAGACGGATCAGAATATATATTACGAATAATATGCGTATATGATTTACTATGTATCGTCTCGTTAAACGTCCATGTTTGAATCCATGTTTCTAATTCTGGTAGACTAACGATAGAACCGAATGCTTCACTAGGTGCACGACCTTGTACACTATCTAAAAGGATTTGACGCTTTAGATTAGATGTGAATATATGCTGTTCATTTGCAGTTAATTGCTTGAAATCATTAGAATCTTTTGTAACATCAACTTCATCAGGGATCCAAAAGAATCCCAATTGCTTTTCGGTTAATTTATCAAATTGCTTGTATTTGAGAACATCGTACCGTTGTAAACTTACTCTCCCACCTGGATCAAGAAATGCTAATGATTTCGTGTAATCCGCTTTTTTTGTTATATTAAAAATGCTCATATCTATATTTATATTCCGTTATATCGTGCAACTATCGCAGTCGTCGTCTATCTCACTTAGATCCGCTTGTGCTAAAGGATCTGCATTCATTTTATTAATATCAACCTCACCCTGTCCATCATATGTATTAAAGTAATAAAGATTCTTACCACCATAACGGTAGAACATTAACAAGTGCTTCATCATGACACTCATCGGAATCTTTTCATCTTCAAAATATATAGGATTGTAACTAGTATTTACACTGATCGCTTGATCAATATATTTCTGTAATATCGATACAATCTTTAAATAACCTTCTGGTGACTGTTGATCCCATAATAATTCATACTTATTCTTTAATCGATGTATGCCAGGAACTACTTGCTTTAATACACCATGCTTTGATTGCTTAATACTTACCAAAGATCGTGGTGGTTCAATTCCATTCGTACTGTTACTTATCTGTGCCGATGTCTCTGCTGGCATCAATGCCATCAATGTACTATTGCGAATACCAGTTTCTTTTATTTGCGCTCGTAACGCATCCCATGGCATACGCTCTTTGTGTGCTACCAATTCGTCTACTTCTTTTTTACGAGTATCTATTGGCAAAATACCATCGCTATATTTAGTTTCATTGAATCCTGGACACTGTCCTTGTTCAATCGCTAAATCGGCTGATGCTTTAATCAAGTAGTATGACCATGCTTCTGTCCATTCGTCTACTAATTCAAGATCAGGATCTGTGTAATTGGTGTCATGCTTTGCAAGCCAATATGCGAAGTTGATAATACCAACTCCAAGCGGTCGACGCTTTTGTGTTCCTAATTCTGCTGCTAGTACTGGGTAATTCTGATAACTCAATAATGCATCAAGTCCTCGTACTGCCAATTCACACGGCTTCTGAAAATCTGCTAATGATTTGATATTACCCCAATTTATTGCTGATAATGTACAAGTAGCAACTTCTCCATCACCTTTAAATATATCTGTCATAGGAGAGGTAGGTAATGTAATCTCTGCACATAAATTACTCTGACGAACAGGTGCTAATTCTTGCTTGAATGAACTATGCTCATTTACATTGTCTACATTCATCAAATAGATTCGACCAGTATTCTTTCGCTCTTGCATAAAGATAGAAAATAATTCAATTGCAGTAATTACCTTCTTGCGAATTTTTGAATTACGTTCAGCCTTCTCGTACAATTCTTTAAATTTTTCTTGATCTTCGAAGTATGAATCATATAATCCAGGGACATCACTAGGACTGAATAATGTAATGTTGCCACCAGTAATCAAACGTTCGTACATAAGTTTATTAACTTGTACCCCGTAATCCAAATGCCTTACTCGATTATCTTCAGTACCTTTGTTGTTCTTTAACACCAACATGTCTTCTACTTCTAGATGCCATAATGGATAGTACAATGTCGCTGCTCCGCCGCGTACGCCGCCCTGTGAACAGCTTTTAACTGATGATTGAAACATCTTATAGAATGGGATAACACCTGTGTGTGCTGCGTCTCCATTTCGAATAGGAGAGTTGATCGCACGAATGCGCCCTGCGCCAATTCCAATGCCTGCCTTTTGAGATACATACTTTACAACGGCGTTTGCTGTTGCATTAATACTATCTAGACTATCATCTGATTCAATTAGTACACATGAACTGAACTGACGTACATTAGTGCGAACACCAGCCATAACAGGCGTAGGAAGTGAAATATCAAATGTACTGATTGCATCATAGTAATCTTTAACCCATTTCATGCGATTATTCGTATAACTACCAAATAATGTCGCTGCAATCATCATGTATGCGATTTGAGGAGTTTCAAAGAGTTGACCTGTCACTCGATTTTGCACTAAGTATTTGCCACGGAATTGTTCCATGCCTACATATGCGATATCTTCGTCACGATAATGCTTGATGTAATTGTTTAGTTGGTCAATCTCGTCTGACGAATATAATGAAAGAATTTCATCATCATAATACCCACGTTCAATATTATCTTCTATAACATTAATCAAGTGTGCAGGTTTAAAGTCATTGTACACTTGCTTGCGCAAATGATAATTGATTAATCGTCCTGCTACCCATTGATAGTTTGGTGTTTCTTCGGTGATTAAATCTGCTGCTGCTTTAATTAATGTTTCTTGAATTTCGTTAGTTGTGATTCCGTTAAAAAACTGAATACTACTTTTGATTTCCACTTCCGACGGACTAACACCTGCAATATCGTTGCAAGCATAAAACACAACCTTGTGTAATTTATCCAAGTCAAGTGGTTCTCTAGCGCCGTTGCGCTTTTGTACCATGATTTCCTTCATTTATATCCTTACCCGTTTGGTTTCAATATTACTATTATTTTACTAAGTCGTCTGAATACCATGTATTCAAAATTTCACATTTATCTAATACGGACACTTTATCTACTATACCATAATTATGATTTAGTATATATTCGTCGTTTAACCGTATTACTAGTCCCACTCGCGATTTTCCTGCATCCTGTACTAATAGTATATCACAAGACCAATCACATAACTCTAGTGTGTATGCCATTCCAAGCGCAATCACATTTTCATCATATAGACCATTCCATAATAAATCCCAAGGGTTGGGCCATTCTTCTGAATTGTATGGGTCTATTACTCTATTAGACAGTGGTGCTAAACGCCACCAATCTACTAGAGTTTGTAAAAATTCTTCATTAGATGTATCATCTAACTTGTTCAACTCGGTACGAAATGCTTTCCACTCCGTGAGTCTTTCTTTTGGCATTAATTGCCATATTGTATTTACACTCATACTTATACTGTCGCTTTGAAGTTGTCAGTTAACCATGATAAGTTTGCAATTTCAGTATCAGTTGTAGTATATTGAAGTGTATATATACCATTATCAATGATACCAGTGAATGCGTGATCTAATAAATTACCTACAGTAGTTGCATCAGTTGTGTAATTATCTGAAATTGTGCTTGCGTTGTTTGCTGCATTAACTGCAATACTCAATACACCTTTACGAATATGTCCTACGGCATTCCGCAATGAATATCGTATGTCTACGTTATCATATCTAGTTACATCAAATGAGATAGTAGCAATATTCGCATCGGTTGCTGGACCAGTAATGCCCACAAGACCAGGAATATCTAAGCCTACGTCTGGTTCAAATAGAAAGATTTCTGAATTATGATATAATTGAATATTACCTGTTCCGACAGGTGGTGCAACTGTAAACGTAACTAGAAAATTATTTGTGGTGTAATTAGTTGTCTCCACACCATCTACATATATTTTGTATGAAGTACCATGCGCCTCATCTAAATCAACACCAAAATCGTGTCCGACTGTCGAGCCGTCACCATTAAGAGATGATACTGTATTACCAATGAATAATCGTTTTGCATCTAATGCATATCCTAATTCACCAGCCAGTAATATAGGAAGATCTGCTAGATTTCCTTTTCGTTGTTGCTGTAATTTTGTTTCAGTTGTCATTGTATTAACCTTTTTTAGTATATGTATTTATTAAAATACGATCGCCAAATCATAAGAAATTGTAGTATTCTTCCAATCTTTTTGCCCATTTGAGTTCCCATTCTGCGAACTCACCAATCTGCATTTCAAACAATTGCCATTGACCTTCTCTGCTACACATGAAGATAGCAACGTCTTTTATGTCAGTTCCATACATTTCATTGTGTGCCAACGCATACGCAGTACATTGTAGAAAATAATCACCAATCCATTCACGTCTCTTAGGCTTATTAGTCTGCTTAAAATCCATTACAGTAGGCTTACCTTTCCACACGCCTAATAAATCTGCTGATCCTGCATATAATTGGGGATAGCATAGACTAACTTCTGCTCCCCATACTTCATCCAGTTCAGCATCAATATTCTTGATTACAACATCAGCCATCATACGAGATTGAAGTAATGTTTTACCAGTTTCTTCATTACCCACGTATTCTTCATTTTTAACATATGATTCTAGCATAGCGTGCATCTGAGTGCCCACCATTGATGCTTCAGTCACTATTTGTTGGGCGGCTTCATCACCTACACGTTTTTTCCAATCAGATAACATCTTTCGATCGCGTGCTGGTTTTGTTGCAGACAAGACTGTAGTGACACTGGGGACAGGTTCACCATAGGGGTTCTTATATAAACGTTGACCGTTTACAGAAGTTCGGATTAATTCGCTATAAGCGTAAGGGGTTTTAATATTTACCATAGAGATATTATACTATCATAATACCCCTATGTCAAGTGTTATTTACTGATTACCAGTAAATATACCACGAAAATGTGTTACTTGTTACCGTATTTGTGATACGCTCGATCTTATAACCGAGGTTGCTGAAATGCTTGATGACTGAATCCATATCTGAGTATGTTGCGCGATTCGTTTCAGTACCTTGCCATACATTAAAGTAACTAACACTTGATGGATTAGTTGCTGTTGACGTACCTGCTGCTAATCCCAAACTAGTATTGGCAGTACCTGCACCAATTGTATATTGCCAATCGGTAGTACCAGAAACAGTTATCTTTAATCGCAGTTGATCGCTTTCTTTATATGCAAGAACATTTGGAATTGCTGCATCATTTATGTCTGCAATTACCGCATTCAGACTTGTACCAGTTGTACCTAATACAACAGTTACTCCCTCAATGATGACAGTAGTAGAATTAACAATTGTGGGAGTCGTAACTGTTCCCGACACAACTACATCTGGTGTAGATTCTGTCATAACTGTCCCATCAGACACAGTTGTTTCATATAGCCCAGAAACCGAATCTGCAATAATTGCTTTCATTATTGATTCAGTCTCATTGAAGATAGTTAAATCTTGATTGCTGTTTGCTCTTGCCTGGGATGCATTTAATCCTACACTCATGTTATATGTCCTTTTTAACTTGCTTTCTTGCCATTTTATCTATGTGCTTGTCTTGTTGATCTTTACTTGGTTCGGATGATGTTTTACCATCTCTGCCAAAGAATACAACATCATCTTTGATATTATCAATTATAGGAATGGTATCCAATAAATCAAACAATACTGAATGATCGATCTCATTCCCCATATTGGCAAGAGATTTTGCCAATGTGTCGATACTCAAACTAGACATACCTTCTGCTGCTGCAACTGAAATAATATCAATGATAATTGATTTAACATCACTGGTATCTTCAACTACGATTTCAGAAAAACGCATTTTAGTTTCTCAACGTAGCAAATGCTTGCTTTAGCAATTCTTTGCTGACTTGTCCATCTTGTTGTGCTTCTTTAACCATGCGCATTGCAGAAATATACTTATCTTCTTTCATTTCGCGACCAATTGGATTCTCTGCACCAGATGCTGCATCAACGCCTTCAAAGTCATCGCCAATTTCTAATTCATCATCAGCGAACTCGTCGCCCATGTCTAACTCGTCACCGAAATCAGTATCAAGTGTATCCATTGATCCACCAGATTCAACTGGCTGTCCCTGTGCAACTAGTAATGCGTTAGTAACTTCACTGTTAGCAGATTTAACCGCTTCTAGTGCTGCACCAATTGCTGCTTCTGATGCCATAGTGAATGCTTCTGCTTCTGCTGTGCCTACTTCTTCTTTCATAGCATTGGTGATGGACATAAGGTCTTCAACTTGCATACTTGCTAAGTTTTCAGCCATTTTTTGTAAGTCATCTGCCATTTGCTTAGCAGCAAGTAATACTTCTGCTTGATCTAAATCTTGTGATTCTTGTAATTTCATTTTAGTACCTTGGGTTGTTTTTGCTACTTCGCTTAGTACCATATTGATACCTTCTGATATTAGAAGTAACTTTTGAAAATCTTTCGCACTAACATCTACGCCAGATTCGCGTAATAATGTGATACGAGTATTAGTTGTTTCTTGAATCTTAACCAGTTTTGCTGGCTGCATTCCGAAATTGAATTTAATATCAAAAACTTCGTTCAAGGCTTTAGTTAACTTGGAAAATTTGTCTTCTTGCAAATCGTGTAAAATCATTTTAGTGCTCCATTAAAATTATATATTATAATGTATTTATACAAAAACTAAATTACAACTTAACTTAATTAAGTTGTAACTCAGTATAATTGAATTAAAATATATTTATGTGAATTGAGGTGTGCCCTTGGGCGATATATTGGTGTTGCAGTTGTTATTTATAATAATTTTTTGATTGCAATCTTCATCTTATGCATCTTATCAGTTGCAACACTATGCTTTGCGGCTGCTATGTCTGATTCAATACTTTCAGTCAATGTTTTCTGTCGTCTTTTTTGCAATGCTGCTTCTTCTAGTGCAGATGCATATCGTGCATCATAATCAATAATGGATTTAGATTTGCTTGTATCATTCTTGAATAATTCATTCTTGATGATTGCCATTGCTGACTCAAATAATGCTAAATTTTCATATTTACGAATACCATTCTCTGTAACCGTATAATAAGTCTTTGCATAACCAGATATATTGTGCTTCTCTAATACAACATTGAACTTATCAATGCCCACACTCTCTGGTGATACTTTCTTAACCGATTCAGTTACAATATTACTTGCTGCTGATTCAGTTGCATCTTGTACTTTATGTAACTTAGCCAAAATATTATACATCTCTGTAGCATCTTGACTAATATTAGTTGGTACTGAATTGCCAGTTGCATCAATTACAGGTGCTGATTTGTTATTCGTAGCATTCTCTAAATTTTGCAATATTTTAAGCATGTCCTGCGATTCTTGATTCATTATAAACTGCCTCTAAGTCTCTTAAAATATACCTTACCTTCTCTTACTACTCTAGTAAGAACGCCTTTCGATACTAATGATTTAGCAACAAATGCTTCACGCTCAGTAAAATCTGATTTACATGTTTCTTCAACAATCTTATCATATACTTTATATTCAGTATTTGATAATATGATTGAGATTCCTCCAGGACACTCGACAAGTTTCATTACTTTAGACCTGCGAGTTTCTTTAATTTTTCAATAGCACTTGCATTATCACCAACTGCGCCTGCATTGCTTGCTGATGCATCTGAGTTTGCGTCTTGCTGTACATCATCAGGATCAGTAGATGTCGTACGACCAGTAGATACCGTGTCACTGCCGTATGCTGCGTTTCCGCCGGGTGCACCTGCTACCTTACGCTCTTCAATAGTCTCTTCGTTGCGCTGAGATTTCTGATGAGCATTATACTCTTTACGACGAGCATCATGTTCTTTCTTTTCAGCAGGAGTCATTTGAGATACGAACTTCTTTGATTCGTCATACCTATCTGATGAAGTCTTTGACAGTGCGCTGGGATGACCCGCCTTTGGTGACGTAGTTGTTGTTGCAGGAGTTGATTTGCCCGCCAAACTTCTTACAGTCAAACCTAGCGCGACTCTGCCAATTGCTCCGATAATCGGTAACATTTCGTCTAATTGTTCTTCATCGTCGCGCTCATTTTTTAAATTTGCTACAACGCCAGGAGATTGCATCTCTTGCATTCTGCTATCTTTGTCATGCTGTGCGTACTCTTCATACGACATATAGTAATCAGTATCTGGATCATAGTATAGACCTTCTGTTGCATCATAATATACTACTTTACCAGATCGCAACATAAACGGACCTTCTAAACCATTGCGCTCTTGATAACGCTCTTTATCCATTGATGGAAGCACTGTATACCCTTCATCGAGATCTAGAGTGATATACTTAGTAAATAGATCATTGTCATTTGTCTTTAGTGCTGTAGTTAATTGCAATGTACCAGAGAAATTCAAGTCTCTTAGATCTGCACTGATCTGTTCATCAGTTAATTCTACACCAAACTGCTCTAGTGCATAATCGCGCACTGTATGTATAATACTATTGTTCTTGATTTCCATTATCGTCTCGATTTGTTTAATTGTTTTACGATTTTACTCGTTGGATTGACGCGCTTTGTCTTTTGCGCTTTTTTCGTCATCCTAGCACCCTTAGATGCTTTTGTCTTTTTCATTAAGAATCGTTTTTTAATATCAATTGGTGCGGCACATTGCTGAGGACTTGATACAACTCTACCTTTACGCTTCCCTACGGTACATCTAAATTTCTTAACAACCTTATTTCCTCTCTTAGCAAAGACTACCTTTGATTCGGAAATAACTGTATTGTATGCTTCATTAAGTATCATCTTCTATCCGATCCCTGCTATTGGAGTCATTGACTGTAAATTTATCATCAACATACCAACAACTGATATTAAACCTACAATAACCGTTCCTGCTGCTGCTACAATCAATCTCATATTGCTATCTTTGCCTAAACGATTTCTCTCAATCATATCAGACATATTATCTGATATTTGATCGACTTTCTTTTCTAATCGTTCAGTACTATCATCTAACTTTTCTTCTATTCGTTTATTGGAATCGTTAACTTTCGCTTCCAAATTAGTAAATTTTTCTTCTAACACGCGATACCTCTCTGCACATAAATCCACATGGGCTTCGAGATTTTCACGCTCTAATCTTGACTGACGTATTGACATAATTGATTCCATACTATCTGCGTCTTCAAAAGAGCTGATTTTCATTCTTGGGACGCTCTGCGTCTCTTCTAAGTATTTATGCAAAGACGCTTATTATATAAAATAGATGTTTTTGATTTTTTTATTCTGTGTGGACATACTACTCGGATTGAATTTAATGGTTTCAGTTAATTCAGTGTGCATAGGAACATTATTGCAGTCATTTATTAAATGTGTGTATTTGCCATCACCTGAACGATATGCATCTTGTGAATCTGTCGTGAATATTAATTTCCATACAGAATGAGTATCTTTGAATTTTGAACCAAATTTATATTCACTCATTGACGCATTTTCAAGTTTCGTCACAATTAGGTTTAATGGCTGGGTACGCATACTCAACACCTGTATCAATGAATTTAAATTTTGGGCTTGACGGAATTCCATAGTGGAACCTTTAGGATTATTAACGCCAGTATCAGTAATATCAACCAGCGTGTATAATACATGCTCAATGCGCATGTTAAAGTTCTAACGCTTTACCAGCGGCGTAACCAACTGCAAATGCAGCGGCGCCCTTTGCCAATGTGTTACCAATGCTTGATTTCTTAGCATCGTTAATCTCAAGACCTTTGTCTTTTGCAAACTTTGAATATAATGGCATCAAGTCACTACGACGAGCATTCATTCTGAAATATCTCATTAATTGAGTTGTAACCAATTGCTGTTGCTGTGTTGACAATTTAGTCCAATCTTGTGTTAGTCGACGTGCTGCACGCAACTTAGGATCTTGAATCTTTAAATCTTTTTCTAACTTAAAAAAGAACTGCTGAGCCACTGCTGGACTCATATTACCAGTTTTGATCTTTTGTAAGAATTGCTTTATCTTCGGAGTATCAATCTTTACTTTGCCCATCAACATAGTGTCTTTCTCGTCACTAAACATTTCACTTGGACGCTGAATACTAAAAATTGTTTGATATAAATCTGGACTGCTTGGACTTGGACGATTGAAATTGCCCATCGCAGTGGTTCGTTGTGCATATGCCTTTGCAACAGGTGCATAATTGTAATCATTGCTCATTGCATATAGACTCATAAGACTAACGAACAAATGATCAGTTAAACCCCTCGCTCCTGCACTAGCAATTTGATTTCTTGTTCTGAACATTCTTGCTTCGCCCAGAGTTTGCATAAATTCTAATTCATCTGACATTATCTTACCACTCCTCTATTTGCTGCACTAAACGTTGCTCTTGGAACTAACTTCATATCACCTTTGGGATGAGCGAGTACGTAACCTTCTCCGCCTGGCTGACCGTTAATGCTTTGCTTCACTTGTCCACCTTGACTATCAAATTTACCAATGATATCGTCTTTAGTAGCCATAACTGCTGCTACTACATTCCATAATGCAACGAATGCAACTTTATGTTGACCAATATATTCTAATACTTTGACTTTCATTTTATCTGAAACTTGTTTTCTATTCTCTAACCAAGTTGGGAAATCTGCACCTAACTTAGTTAGACCCGTGTCTACCTTACTATTCATATATGCGTATAGTAATTCGGGCAATACTTTCATTTTCTGTGTGGTTAGCGTGTTGTCATTTAATAGTTCATCAACGCCTGCTGCATTCTTTTTAATTATTTGTTCAAGTTGGTCAATTGCACCTGTATCAACTTCGACAGGTTGTTCTGTGGTTACACTTGGTACTACCAATACATCTTTTTGGTTGTTAAACAAGTCGATGTTACTCAAAGGTCCTTCGTTACCATTGGCATCTTCTTCTCTATGTATCACAATACCAGATGTACTTGCACCAATGCGCTTACCTAAATCGCTTTCTACATCTACTGCATACTCAACTACGTTTGGCTTGAACACATAGTTCTTTTCGACAACTTGAGGCGTTGATTGATATAATAGATCGCCTTTAAAGAATCCTCTATAGTCAGTCGGTACTGCTTTTTCATATATAGTAAACAAATTTGATAACTGTTTTGCAAATGCCATGCGCTTTGGGTCTTCACGGAACTTACCACCACTACGACTAAGCATAATATCTTGTAGTTGTTCTGGACTCTTTGCCTTACCATCTGTTTTAACTGCTGAAAATCCTGACTTGTCTGTGAATATAAACTCACCGTCTTGATCGCGACCAAATACCATTGCAGGACTTCCATCCCATTTAAGTGTTACTGCTTTATGATCATCTCCTGACATACTGCGAAGTGCTTCAACTGCTCTCATAGCACCATTGCTGCCTTGGAAAAATATCAAGTCTTCTACGTGCTGTATGCGACTTTCTGATAGTACTGATTCTCCCAACTCGGATACATCAACATCGTATAAATCTGATCCAGACTTCAATCTGCGATTTCTTGCATCTCTTGCTTCACGCTTCTTCTTGCCTGTAATATTAATAATTTCTGAAATTTTCATTTTTTGTCTCGTAGTTTTTTTACACCGCGCACAAAACGACTTGGTTCTCTATTTTTAAGATCTAATATCATACGCTTTTGTAAATCTTGCGCGATATCAGCATCATAATTCTGTTCTATCATTTCAAGAAGATTGATCATACTACTCAATACATTAATACCACGGCTTTCTATTAATTGTGCGGTATCTCTGGCTGGTGCAATATTATTAATTTCTTCTAATAATGATGTAGTTCGTTTCTTCACGTCAATGTCTCCATGCTTATGTGTATTTATGCATTTAATCTTGTTTTCTTAAAATACTACGTAGACGCGCTGATTGGTCTTCTGTACTAGTAGGCTCAGGCGCTGCCTCATTGGGACTTTGAACTATCGTGTTTTTCTTCTTTAATTTATCATATATTGTACTAGATTGATTCGTTATAGTATCTTGCTCATCATCAGGCAAGTCGGTAATTCGCAACCCTTCTATATCAAACGCTAAATCAACTTTCTGTCCTACACCAGATGAACTACGTGTCTTCATAAATTGAATTTGATACCTACCACGCTCTCTCATCGCTTGACTTGTAAAGATACCAATTACGTTATCTGCTGTTTGAATCTTACTTAAACCACCAGAGATATGACTATGATCGAATTCTACTTCTTCAACTGCCGATCTATTCAACTGTGACGCAGTTGCAAACAATACATTATTCTCTACTGCGAAGTTACGCAATTCTTCAGAAACATACTTATCTTTAATAAACAAGTCACTCGCATTGATCTTTCGTCCTGCGGGAGTCATTAGATCTAAGTAGTCAACCAACATAGCATCGATGCGTACACCATTCTGAACTTCAAATTCTCTCATGTAACTTGTCAAATCATTTGTAGTGATACCGTTGGGTACTTGAATTATCTGTAGTTTGCCCGCAGACTTGCCTTGCATACCTACTTTCAACGCTGTACCTTCTACATCGTTGAAGATCGCTTTTGTATTCATACCAGTTAACATACCATCAAGTCGTAAACCTGACAATGACTCACTTAATTCTAGTGAAACATATAAAACATTCTTACCCATCAATGACCAATTAAGTGCCAAGTTTTGTAAGAATAAACTTTTACCACCACCTGATGCTGCTGCGAAGATATTCAACTCGCCTGGGTTAAATCCACCAAACAATTTATAATCAACCGACTTCCAACCAGTGCTTGTACCTGCTCGCGAATGCCTTGCTGCTTCAATACGCTCTTTAGGATCATCCCAATAGTTGATACCCATATGCTTCGCAAGACCTACTTGCACTGCTTCTTTAATGATGCGCTCTACTTCGCCAAATTCACCTTTTTCTACAAGATCTGCACTTTGAAGAATTGCTGCTTCCAATGCTTTATGCTTGCAGAATGTTTCAAATTCATCAATAAACCAACTCTTATGCCTATCATCGACAGTATCGCCAATTCCAGCCAGTTTAATGCTAGTGAGTGCTTTGATCTGATCTGTCGTGGGCAATGCACCATACGATGATACATGATCTTGAAGAAACTGCACTGTCTTCCTGAGTGTTCTATCGAAGTAACTTGCTTCTAAAATATTATTCACTCGTAGGAATAGATCTTTATCTTGTGCCAGGAACTCAATAAAAAGTTGCTGTAGTTCCACTGTATATTCTTTTGTTTCGCTCATTTGGTTTCCTACTTGATTAACATGATGTATTATAACATAGTTATACTATGTTGTCACTACCTATTTGCAGTGATTCTACTGTAACAGATGATCTATGTGTTGCTTGCCTGCCACAATGTACTCTTCGTATTTTTTAACAACTGTTACATACAAATCAATATTGGGTGCCCAGATGCCCACAAAATTTCCATAATTATCATGCTCATCTCCATCCTGATTAAATTCAGATAAATCAAATATTACCATTCCATGAACGACTAATTCTTCAAACCAAATTTTGTTCTGTTCTAGATCAACTTCTTTCTGTGTGTCACCATTACCTGTTGGAGTTTCTGTAATATAACATCCTGTAGCAGTTATTGCACGACTCCACGATGGCAGAGAGTTACGCATATCTGGCCAGCATGTTGCACCGTCATCCAGTACAATATCAAATTTGTCAGATGATATTGCTGATAATGCTCTATCTACTGTTTCTACAAGATATCCGTCTTCGCCTAAAACATACGACAATTTTGGATAATCTTCGAGTACTTCTCTAGCACGTATTAAATTATCAATATGAATTATTTCGTGTCGTAGTGCATAATGCTCAGCCCTGTCTGGATCATATACGTCAACTCCCACAATGTCGCAATCATCTGTTGTAACTTCACACCACATACGATGCTTAGATCCCTGCGATACTCCTATTTCACATAAACTCTTTATAGGCTGCTGTTGCTGTGCTGCTTCTAGTACGTCTGACACAAAAATCGTGAAGCCCCGTAACTCACATCTTAGTGATTCATCGACTGCTGTTTGTTTATATTTGATTACATCTAACATATTATATTCCGTTTATTTGCAGTAATTTTTCATCATTACTTGTATTTTTAAATTGCCGTGTATCGCACTATCTAATATAGTTTGTATAGTGAATAATTCACCATACTTCAATGCTGCGTCTGCTGCATCTTTACAGTCATCCCATTCTGGGAATGCCACATACCAGCCTCGTTCAATTGCGGTAGATACCAATGATTTACTTGCAGCATCTGCATCAGGCAACAATATAATTTTCTTATTCAAATTATCGATTATGTTACCTTGTTGCATGTTTATGTTATTCGAACCAACTGCTATTCCATCTGTAAAGTATGCATCCAGTTGTCCCTCTGTCACGATAACAATCTTTTTATTAGTTTGTCTATCTAATCCATATACGAAGTCGACTTTAGGTTGCTTAGTAAAGTATTTTGGAATTTCTTTTGAAGGAGTACCTACCCATCTAGCAGTATATCCTACTATCACACCTTGATAAGTGAATACATGAATAAATCTATTCTTCATTCGGGCTGGTGACATAGATGGTGAATAATAGAAACGCGGATCAGTAGGATCTAATCCTCTTGATACCATGTATTCTAATACTCTTTCAAGTTCGGGGGTTACTTCAGTATACTCAGATATAGGCTTTGCACCTTCTGGTAATTCTTGCGCTTTCCATGTGATATTTATAGGAGCATCTTTATCTCGTTGCTTGATAAGAATAGCATCAATATCACGATCTTCAAGCAACTGTAGTTGCAATCGTTGAATGTCACTATCATCGGCACCGAATGCTTTATATAACTTCCTTAATCGATCATCTATGCGCTTGTCGACAGACCAGCCAGTAGCGTAATTACAATTGAAACAATTGTATTGGAATTTTTCATCAGTGATAAGAAAACCACCGCGACCTTTGGTGTCATGCGAATGTCCGTTAAGAACACACACAGGACAATTACCAGAAACCCAACCGCCCGGCGAAGACTTCCAATTGGAAGGCACTAACGTTCTTGTAAAATCTATTATTAATCTCATGTATACATTCTACACGATTAATACGATCTTGTCAATAGATTTTTATACTCTTATTACGATTCTATCTACAGTTCCAGATAATGTATTATCAATTTTTGCTCGTAGATATGATAAATTAGATACGATCGAAAATGGCTCAATACCAGTAAAATTATTAAACTCATGGTAATCGTAGAATGGTGTCAAATCTAAATCAAACCAATCTCCCGGTCCTGGCGATTGTGCAGTTGTTCCCTGCATATAAAAATCACCCGTGTAGTCAGTACAATATACACCAAATGTAATCAATCCATTTGGCTTGTTGTAATACGACGGTCCCGCAATAATTGAACTATAATCAAATGCACCATCTGATGCGAATGCTGTCACAGACTGCGAAGTCAACGGTATTGCATGTGCTTCATCTGATATCTCTACTGTGAAATTTGGACGCATATTCTGATCTACGAACATAGGCAATACAAGACCCAGATCATTAGTATATGTTAATACTAAATCACATAGCCCCATGTCTATATTCGACAAATGGGATGCACGAACTACTAATTTCACGCTTCCTAATTCGTAATCGGTGATAGAACATTTTGTACTTAATATAGTACTGTTAGTCTCTCTGTACACCAATGATGCATTAATTTCCATATTAAATAATTTAATAGGCTTACGATCTTGATTCTTTATAAAGAAATGCAACTCGTTATCAAGTCCCTTAAATAATTTAAGACGATTGAAATTAACGGGTGCATTGACCGTTGTGCCACGTGTACTATTGTACTGTGATGCGCCTGTTGATGTGCCGTGATCCTGTAAGATGTATAGATCGCCAGTTTGGTTTATATTGTAACTTGTGCTGTAATTGCTCATTTTTATAAGTCCCTGATTATACTTATATTTATGCAGAAATGATCAAAATATTTTAGTATAAATAATAGTAATGCAAAAACAATATGAAGAATTACTCGACCAATATCCATTCCTAACAGTGCTATCTTACGCTGGAAACGAATACGTCGGTGTCATGCAAAACATAGACACTCAAATCGCAAGTATGTACATGTTTGAACGACTGGACAATGTAGATGAAAAACATTTATTTCTCATGTTAGGAGAGGAATGGTGGTGGGAAACTAATAGACAGTTACCAATCAATATTGCATTGATAAATAGGTGGCATTTTCAACATTGTGTACAAAGTTTTAATGTAAAACAGATGACCATAATTGCTGGACCAGAAGTTAGACTCAGCAATTCTATTACAAAACGAATAAAACGTCGAAGTATTAATCTTATGAAAAAGACTCTTTAACAATCTTATTCAATTGCATTACAATTACCATCGCGTAACTATACGAATGCGACTTTTTAAAGAAATAACCACCGTCTTCTGGCTTTACCCAAATATCATTCATCACAGTATCCCAATCTTTTCCTATTAGATAACTCTTTGCTGGTCGTATCATTGCTAACACTGCTGCCAATTGTTCAACACTTTTGGGCTTCATCTGCTGAACAATTCCATAATGCGAATGGATATGGAAACACTGCTCTACAATCTCTCTATGTTCCAATAGATCCCACATAGGTTCCATCTCAAGTAATTCATCCAGTTCTGCTTTATTATTAATATCATTATAAACTGACACATTCAACAAATCCATTTTAAAGTAACCCATCTTCTCGGCTTCTTTATGATCTATGGTTGCCATGCCATTATATGGATTAGTCGGCATCTCGTGAAAATATACACCTGTGTTGTGCTTTTTTTCAGTGGTGTCTCGCTTGATCATTGCAGGTGTGTTTTTGATTAAAGCAAGCAATTTATCTCTGTTTGCAATATCTATATCAATATCTGTATTAACTATCATACCAATCTACCAAATGCCCATTTACGCTCTTCACACCACCAACACTCACCACAGTGTGTATCATCTGTATTAACTGTGCAACTAACTGTCATTGGAAATAGTGTTTCAGTTATTCCTAAATAATCATATATTTCAGCAATTTTCGTCTTATCAACATTGAAGAATGGTAAACATATAGCGCCTTCAGCCGCCCATATATCTCGCACTACATTAGGAGATCTATCAGGCAGACCTAGTCCAAGAGTCTCGCCTGAACCAACATCTTCATCACCAAATCCAATAGATATATCATCTGGCGGATTGCTAGTGACACCAGTATAATATACTTTAATAGTTTCATCGTCAATAAGTGATTGATCGAGATGTCTATATTGCTGTACATATGTTATACTATGCTCTACATTAAAGTTACCAGTTAATTTTATTACTTTATTAACAACTCGCGATGCTGAAATTGAATTGATCAAAGCGAGTTCATCATCCGCCATAGTTGTTACAATAACATCATGTTGCGTATACGTCATTAATATATAAAGCAATAATGCACTATCTGCTCCACCACTGACATTGATTGCATATTTTCCATCTGGTAAAGGGATATCCACCCCACATAAATTGATTTTCATTATCCTATACTCGCTTGTTTCAAAATAGTTTCCACCCATTGTAAATCTTTAACTTCGTTCTTACGCTTTAATCGTATCTGCCAATATTGCGGATCAATATAATCTACGATCATTTCAATCTGCTTGTTATTCAACATATCCAACAAACTCTGTGCATCATTACTAGCATATATAACCCATGGACTAATTCTACCAGAACATATATGAAATACCGCTAGACTAGGTGCTACCGTTTTGAAATATGTATTCCAATCATTTTCTCTATCTTCTGCCCAGTCTTGCATTGATAATATCGTGCGCTCAACTGCACGATCAACACTTTCTACTTTCAATCGCTCTTTTACCCAACCACTAAATCTTGCATCATGTGTCCAATGATCTAATTTTACTTGATTTTTTAATAACCATGTGGTGAATCCAGTAACATCGTCTATCTTAACTTCAATACAATATTTACCAAACTTTATGAACGCAGCATAATATGAACTTTTTGCAAATTCAGTGTAAGATTTATCTTTCTTTGAATTTGTTCCAATACGGTAAAATAACTGATATGCACGATATCCCAATTGAACATCTTTATCAGTCTCTTGCATATGTCGCTTCTTTTGCACACATAAATGCACAATAAGCGTATTCTCACGCTTAAAGTCTTTATTACAGTATTCGCACTTGTACAATATTTGTTGCATAATCTATATACTTTTATTTTCTTCTGTCGGTGTACTATTATACACTATATCAAATGACTTGCATAGTCTTTATTTTAGAAGAGCCGTTGCTTCTTTTTTACTTAATCCAAAATCACCTAACAGTTCTCTTAGATCAGTCTTATCATGCATTCCGATAAACAATTCTACTTCATCGTCGTTTAAGTTAAGATAGTGTTCTTTAATAAATTTAAATATCTTTGTATCCGTTCCTTTCTTGCCCGGAGAAATCCACTCGTGATATTGACTAGACCCTAATGACAGTGCTTGCAATAACTGAAACTGCAACTTAGGATGATGTCGCAGAGTATTAAAGTGAACATTGACTAATTCATTTGTCCATTCTAAATAATGCTCTGCGAATTGTCCCTCGCATGAACTTATGAAACGTTGCTGTGTCCACATATTCTTATTGTATTTTACAGTCTCTTCATCAGTTAGACTATCGTACCAATTACGATCACGTGTGTCTATTGCACGCATTTCACTTTTAATATTTAACTTACTCAAATCAAAATTCCCATTTCATGTTCTGGATCGCTGTCTTCGTTTTCAAGAAGAATTGCTTCTTTAATAGTACACGACTTAACATCAAATGTCAACCTAAACATCATCAACGCAGTTACATCATTAGTGAATAATTGAATTTCATCCCACCACACACTTGATGAATTATCTGGTATTGCATTATCAATCCATGATTGCATATCCCAAACCAGATCCATTCTTTCGGTAATACGTGAAACTGCATCATCCAAAATAATCTTCACACTATATACATACTTGTTATAGTAAATTTTTTTTCTAATTACCTGTGTAATTTCTTTATTTTTAATCATATCTAAATGAGCTTGATTTTTAGGAGTCTTTACTTCAAGCAATTCAAAGTTATGCGTATTCTTAGAAGTGATGTTTAATAATGCATCACATGATTCTTTATCAGATACATTGAAATATACACGCAAACTACTACCTTCATGATAACTGTGCTGGTTAACTACTTTGACGTTTTTCATAGTTTTATTAAGTACAGATTTCAATGCTTGACATCTACCATACACTGATGCCGCAGTGCTACGATCAGATGATTTAGTTGTAGAAATAAAAGCAACTGAATCAAAACCATAACATAATTTAGTCTGCATCTTCCATGTACGATGTTTTAAAAATTCTTTGTTCATACCTACTCCTAGATCAATTCACTAATGTCCAACACTTCTGGGATCTTGTTTACTTCTTTAATCAGATAGATACACTCTGGATTGTCTCCATCAGTCAACGGCACTGACAGGATATGACCAAATTTTAGTTTCGGTGCGTGCCATTTTACATCTGTGAATACATTGACAATGTTAACATCAAGATACTTTGGACTGTAACCAGTCATTGGATTCATTGCGAGCGTAGTGAAACCTCTGTCGTTTAATCCCATTAAACTAATCACTTCTGGATTGCCCACTTCCGGATCACAAATAACAATACTCCAATCTAATGGAACATTGATTGTATATTCACCCACTTGTAGCACTGCCGCTGGACTATAAAAACTTTCCAAAAAGATCAATGGAATAAAAAAGTAATCCACGTTCTTTGGGTCGCTGTAATCTAATACGCCATATCGTAGATCATCTACCAATTCTGGTACATCATCCAATTCATATGTTTTGTTCTCTACTGTTAAAATTTTCATATTTTGTTCTCTGTTTTACTCTGTTTTACTTGTAATCTACTTTCTCTATTGAGAATGGATAGTTTGCCTCACGATAGAACTTTTTACGTTCAGTTAAATGTCGCTTACTGAATTTTGCTGTACTAGTGAAATCATATATCTCAACATGATCCTTGTCATCTGCCTTACGCACACCACGACCAATTGATTGTATTACTCGTACGAAACTCTTCCCAGGCTCAATTAACACCATGTTAAATATACGCGGTATGTTAAGTCCTACTGCTGCAACACCATATGTCGCAATAGTAATACTATTAGTCGCTTCATTAATTTCATCATATGCGTCTTTACGATCAGATGATTTCATTGCACCTTTTACGAAAGTAGTGTCACCACCAATATGCTCTACTAACATTTCACCTGCTTTGATACGATCAACCAATACTAGAGTATTACCCGATTGCGAAATCTTCTTTATCAAATCACCCATGTAACCGATTCTATGTGAATTCGTTGTTAAGAACGTCAATTCACTTTGATAATTAGTATAGTCTGTAATTTCTTTCATTTGTACAATATTTACATGACAATTACTCAGTACGCCCATGTCTTGCAATTCGGATGCTGCTAGACGATTTACCACATTGCCCAAACTAACCTGCAATGTCATCTGTTCATGTTCTGCTTTTGGTATTGTACCAGTTAGTCCCCATCGTAGAGGCACATTTGCAAATTCTTTAGTGAGCATATCTTTTAGAACATCTGCTTTCGCTTGGTGAACTTCGTCAACTATGATACAAACTACATCTTCTGCAAAATCTTGTAGTCCCCAATCTTGTTCGCCATTCTTGAATCGTTTACGAATAACGTTAAGACTCTGCCATGTACAAATAGTATGAGTACGACCGAAATCTTTCTTATCACCAAAATATACGCCAACATCTAATCCTAAGTTAACATAATCTGCATATGTCTGATTCACCAAATCTTTGTTTGGTACAATAACAATAGAGCGACCGTACTTTTCTGCTTTGTAACTCAATGCTGCTGTGATCAATGTCTTACCAGCGCCTGTTGCAATCTCTTGTATACATTGGGGTGTTTCTATAAACTTGTTTACGATATCGATTTGATAATCGCGCAATGTTACGGGCTTACCTTCAAATCGATGCTTTGCGGGCCATGCTTTATGTTGAAATGTAGATTCATCTACCAAATCAAACTCAAGTTTGTTATGAGTTCGAAGATCATCAAGTTCAATCTGATAACCATCTTCAATGATAATAGGAATCGCTGTTTCTAATAGACTGACAAATGTAATACCACCGATAGTGAAATATCGCTCACATCCATCCCATCTTCCTAATTTATAGGAAGGAACGTGTCGTGCATATGGTAAGAAAAACTTAAACTTTGCTTCTAGTTTTTTCCTAGTAGTAAGTTCAAGACCCTCTATCTTTGCATTGACTTCGTCTTTCAATATGATTGTTGCAGTTTTAATTGTTGTTCTCCAATGTGATTTACTTATTATAGCATTAAACTACAGTTATGTCAATCGATTAAATCGTATAACATAACTGCGTTATATACAACAGTCAATAATATATTATACCTCTGATTTCATACAAGTGATTTCTGCCATACGCTGCCATTTATCACTCTTTGTTTTACGCAAGTCTGCAATTTTACCAACCATACGCAAACTAATCTCGCGCATACGTAATTGATTGGCATCTACAAAATCAACGATTTCGTTTTGCTCTGCTGTTGTGAATCCATACTCTTCTAGCATGCCATCCTTGACGACCTGACGACAGCGTAGTAGACGCTCACGAGTGCTATTCATAGTCAAATCAAGGTAGTGACAACGAGACATAATTGCATCTAAGTGATCTTTGATCTTCCCGCGAACTTTATCAAATTTTAAGTTAGTGATGAAAATTACAGATCCTTTAAATTCAAATGACTCTGGAATTCCTTCACGACGTAATGCTGAACTTTCAGTGTTCCAAGAAATCCTACGCTTCTTTGAACTATCTAACGCTGCTTTTAATAGGTTTAATGATAATTCATCATACAGCACCGAATCACAATCATCTAATACAAGTACATTGTTAGAGTCTGCATAACGATATAATAACTTATATAGACCAATTGCAGAAGCTGCGCCCTTCTCAATACCAAATCGTGATACCGCACCGCGCAACTTATCAAACAATGAATTCTTTTCAATAATATTCTCAACACCGAATGACTTGCCCACTCCTGGAGGACCTGTCACTACCATACCACGAATATCGCCATCAACTGACATCTGTGTCATTTCATCTAAGATACCAAACCGTTCGCGCAAACGCTCAACAATCTGTTCATCAGTTTCAGTAGTCACAGTTTCAGTAGTATCTATTTCGATGATAGATGCTGCTGTACTCTTACGTGGGCGACCCGCTTTGCGTTTAGTAGTAGTAGTTAGTTGAATAGTTTGAGTAGTCATGGCTTAGATTCCTATCTAATTAATTAATGAAGTTTTATTATACAGTAATATACATTGGTGTGTCAAGGGTTATTTAAAATATAATGCAAATGATGTTGCATACTGCTTAACGATGTACGACTGTGGTCGAGTATATTCTGCATTTGAAGGACCACGGTACTTATAACGAAACTTCCCAGGATATTGACGCTGTACATCATCTACATACATCATTGGGATGCCCTTTGCAAAACTGCTCTCATTAGGTGATGTTTCAAACATCTGCAATATTGAATCAAGTTGTGTCATAATCTTTCTCGCTCTTCTTTATTAACTTACTTAACTATTATAGCAAGGATCATTACTTTTGTCAAGCGATCATCCATAAAAAAACCCACAAATGTGGGTTTTTATTTTTTATTGTTATTATAGTGTTGCGTCTTCTAAACCTGCACATCGTAACTTAATTACGTTGGTAAGTTGCCATTGCTTAACTTCAAGTGCTTTGATAACACCCATGAACTTATTTCTCACCATTGAAAATTCAACAATAAGATGCTGCAAATCAACTACATCAGGCTCACCATCTACAAATGCTTTCGCATCTGCTGATGTTAGTGCGCGTTGGTAATGCTCAGTGAAGTGTCTGAACTTCTGACTACGCAATTTGCGCATTTCGGTATTTAAATATTCAAGTATCGCTTCTGTTTCTTGTAGTTGATTGAAACGATGTTCAACGATGCCCGGAATATCACGACTGTGCTTTTCCAAACTACCTTTCATACCACATTCAAACTTAGCCTCTGAAACTTGTATTTCATAGTGTGAAATAGCGTTAACTATTTCTGCCATGTTTCCAGTGACCTTACGATACCATTTACTCATTTAATCCCACTCTTCTTCTTCGTCAGTGTCATCTACTTCTTCATGTTCAATGTATTCATCGACACTCGTTTCAAGATATTTATCATGCTCACTGATCTGTTCTGCATTTCCAGCAATGTCAAAACCATACTGATCTAATACTTGTAAAAAATGTTCTGCAAAATTACTACGTTCCTTTTCTACAACACTAGACCTAGCAGCATCGTACATAGCAATGATAAATTCTAAATCATTATCACTCAGACTCATTGATCATCTCCCCGATAACTGCCTCATCACCACTAGAATCCATCACCTCTTCAGGCTGTTGATCCCATTCGCGCATCATAATATCTAGACAATCGTCTGTATTCTTTGACCATGCTTTACGGAATTTCTTGATGATTTCACCAGTTACTGGGCTAATGTACTCAAGACTGTTACCAGACTTTTTCAATGCACCTTTCGCTTCAAAAAATTCAGTCAATCCACTGTAAGGACTCATACCAGTATCATACGGAATTTCTACTTGTACGCTTTCAAATGGTTTAGCATAACGTGTCTTCATAATCTTACACGCTGCACGAATACCATTTACAGTAGTCGTTTTATTGCCATCTTCGTCAACTTTCAACTTCAATTTACGCATTGCGATTACAATTGAACTTGCATAGATAAATCCTTGACCACCAGAGATTTTATCATCTGGATCGAACATATCTTGTGATGCATAAGTATGATTCGTCGCAAGTAAACCTACGTTGTATTCACCCAACATATTTACAGTGTTACGCACAAGTGATGTTAGTGCTTTAGGCTTACGACCCAAGTCGCCCTTCATGTCACCTGCTTCAAACTGCTTGACATCTGTAGGTGTTAATAACATACCTAGACTGTCTACTACAAATAAGATTTTAGGACGATCTGCTGGCTCTTTATCACCATGCTCAGTCTTGTAATCTTTCATCAAGTCAGACATGATTTTTGCAACATCGTCGATCATTGCTACGTTTAACTTCATCAATTTATCTTCACTCGTATCTACACCTAACGCATGTAACCATGCTTCGTCTAGTGCATTTTCCGAGTCAATTAGAACAACATAAATATCTTGCTCTTGTGCATGACGAATAATATTTCCCGAAGCAATGTATGATTTTCCTGCTCCAGATTCGCCCGCTAATACTGTTACTTTACCTAGCGGAATGCCTTTTTCAAAGTCTCCGCTAATAAGTTTGTTTAATGTAAAATTACCTGTTGAAATCCAAGTATCAGGATCGTGAAATCCAGTGCTTAGACCAGGAACCGCCTTGGTAATACTACGACGGAACTTAGACACATCAAATGGTCTTGCCATTTTATTCTCCTTGAAAATGGGAGCAAAGAACTTGCTCCCTATTGGTTACTTATGCTTCTGCTTTACGATTGCGAATTGCTGCAAGAATATCTTGCGCAGTAGGCTTTGCCTCTGATCCCGCTGGTGCTGCTGCGACAGGCGCTGCGGCTACAGGAGCAGGATCTGCTTTAAAAGGGATATCGTCTGACGTGATCTCCTTCTCAGCAACAGGTGCTGATTGAACAACAGATGCAGCAGGCTTAGATGTCGGTGCATCTACACCCCAAGGACGGTAATAATTACCCCACTTCTCGGTGTCGTATAACTGACCATCTACAGATGCTTCAAACATCTCAACCATCGCATCTAAGTGCGCCTGATCTGGCTTTTTAGGAAGGAAGTCTGATAGATTAAATAATCCATTTGTGTCGACTGCATCTAGTTCTTCTTGATTTAAACTACGCTCGCGACGAGCCCAGTTAGAAGTACTATAATCTGCCCACTTACCATTCTGACCTTTCACTACTTTGAAATCTGTACCTTGATCATAATCAGTAGGTAATGAAGTGAAATCTACATCCATCAACGCTGCGCTGATTACCTTAAAGATTTGAGGTGAAATCATGAAACGACGAATTGGGTTTGCAGGTGCTTCTTCAACTAGTTCACTTTCAGTGACGAAGCCTTGAAACAAGTAAGATTTTTTCTTCCAATATTTACGTGCAACATCTTCCAATGAAGGATCTTTGAACCATTGACGCAATTCCGCGTGAATAGGACATGTTGTCTTTTCGTCGTCATACATTTCAATACATGGTACTTGAATTGTTACAGGACGTGATTCATCACCACCTTTTACGCCTGGGAATTCTAAACGAATCATTTCACGCTTCAACCAAAAGAATGGGTTGTTCGTATCACCGTCAGGTAAAAATCGTAGTGTTGCTGATGTGTTGTCTGGAATACTCCAGTGAGGGAAGACAGTATTGTCTGATTTGGTTGTTGATTTCGTTCCAGATGAACGAGAGTCTTGTTCGAGTAATTTTGCTCGGATTTCTGCTAATGAAGCCATGATGTTTTCCTTTTGCCTTAGTGTTTTTTAGATATTAAGTAGAGTATCTACCTAATACAAGTTTGCCTTAGTTTTATTACTTAGCCTATACAGTATACTTCTTTTCATGCCTACTGTCAAGCACTTTTTCGTTTTAATTTGATTTAATTTTTTAGTCTTTAATTGAAGATATTACATTGATAATGCAGGCTCTCAACTGGCGCTGCTTCATTTAAATTTATTCTTCTTTAATAACAGACCAGATACCATATACAAGGGCAATCCATGCTGCTACTTTTGCCAATGGACCTAGCAATAAAATTGCTAGTCCAGTGCCGATTAATACTGCTCCATCTAACGATGTGCGTTCTGTTAAGCGATCTTTCATCCATTTAGTAAACATAGTTAACCTACCATCTTACGCAAATTAGAAACTGCTTCGCTATCCATTGATGGCGCTGCTTGTGCCACTTCTGGAACTATTTCTTCTGTTACCTTATCAAGTAAATGATCAAGTGCAGTGCGGAATGTCTTGTTCATTTTATGAACATCTACGCTAAGCATATCAAGTAAGTTAGACAATTCAAATTGCTTTACTTTAATCGCCTTCATACCAATGTATGATGCTTTATGTCCTAGTGCTGCAATCTCGCCACCATCGCCTGAGAAATCAGTAATTGCATTTTCAGGATGCTCTGGATCAGTTGCATCAATAGGAATTTTAACACCAGATTTAACGATGTTGATCAATTTTTCTAAGTTTTCAATTGCGCTCACGGTTTTCGCCTCTTTCAATTTAGTTTCAGATACTACACGATTTACTGTAGCAAGTGCTTGTTGCATGCTCTCAGTTGATAATGCATTATACTTGAATTTTTCAGAGATGTCAAGGGTTTCTTCAATTAAATCTTCAGTTACTTCAACTTTAAAATTATCATAACCACGCTTGGTAGCCATACGCTTAACTGACTCTTTTAGTTGAGCAATCTTTGATTTAATAGTTTCTACGATTTCTTGATTATCTTCGTTAACTAATTTGTTCTGCTTTGTGTATTTCGTGAATTTGTTCAAATCTGAAATCTCTTCACACATTGCCAAAATCGCTTGTCCCTTAACATCGTAAGGATTTCCCTGCTCATTAACATGCATAGTCATTGCTCTCGCACCTGCCATGTACTTATGTGGGAATGCAAACTTTTCACCTGATGCATTTTCAATAAACAAACTATGAATATTTCTACTGCGAGAACCACGAATTTCTTCATTAACACGCTTGTTGTGCTTGATGATAAGAGTTGCTTCTGGCAATCTGATATAACTTGTTTTTGTTGAACCGCCTGCCTTCGTAAAACCTTCTGTTACTTGTGCATCTGTCTTTGGTTGTATTTTTTTGTCAAACTTTCTCATTGTGAACTCGCCTAATTTTCCATGTGCAATTGATTTGATTGCATCTAAAATATCTTTATTTCTCTGTATGTCGTAACTTTCCCCAATCTTTACAATAACTTCAAATTTATTATCTTCTTGTTTTATCGTAACAATCAAGTTTTGATCTACTGCATATAGTCGTGTTGCTTCTTCTACATTAAGTGTCTCTACACCATCAATTGTATACAAACGCATCTTGTAGCCTGCGCCTTTTAATATGTTAAAGATTTCTGTTGAAATGTCATTCATCGGGTTATTCCTTTTTAATTATATATGTATTTATCTTTTTGTGTTATAAAAATGACATTGGCATTGGATCATCGTAGTCATTATCCAAACCTTCTTCCATCAGGTATTCATATGCAGTATCTTCGTAGTTGGTTACTTCTTGTGCCATTCGTATGATCAATACTAGTGCCATAACCAAATCATCGTTCTCGCCTTCTTTTGCGCCGTAACTATTACCACGAGAAATAAATACTTTCAATTCACGTAGTAGATTATTACTTGCTATTTCCAACTTATCAGTCTCTACCCAATATTTCAATTTAGCACATGCTGCTATCTTTGATTTATGTGTCGTAGTGAATCCCTTACGATACGCTTTTGTATTTCCATGCTTCTTACGCTCACTCAAGAATGTTCCTGGGAAGAATTCTTCGCCTATCTCTTCTACACATACCAATCCCGCTTCGCCCATTGAATTGTTTTCTAGGCTATAATATATTTCCGATTGCTGCTTTGTCTCTTCATCTATGTAAATCGCTATCTTCTGTAAAATTCTTACTTGTTGCTGTATAGTTGTTTTGTTATGTTGCCATTCAGCAACTTGCTTCATACCCGGCAATTCGTACACTTGTATCGCTGCGTTATCTCCACCAGTTCCTAAACTAGGATCTAATGCAATAAGATATAAATTACCCGATTTCAAGGGCTTATACCAGCGTACTTGTCCTTGCATTGCCCATGCTTCTTTTGGTTCCATCATGGCTAATTTCAAACTGCTTACCAATGTCTCATCAAATGCGATGAATTCATTTTTATGCTCACGTCTGAATTTCTCTTCGCCAATCTTACCTTGCTCTATTCTTGCCCACTCTTCATCTCTATCAGGATGTCTATCCCATATCGCATCATAAGAGGCAAAACTATTAATACCTAGATCAGTTTCGTTACCGTACTCATCTGTCTTCTTTTGTGAATCTCTCCAAATCTGTGCAAATTGGTCATCATCTTGGTTGGGGGTAGATGTTATAATACATTTACCACCCGTTGCTAATGTAGGTGACAATGCTGTCCAGAAATCTCTTGCGATATTTGGGCGCACGAACGCAAACTCGTCTAAGTATGCTAGTGATATAGACATACCACGACCAGTGTTATCAGTAGTTGCTTGTGCAATAATACGACTGCCATTATCAAATTCCAATGAACCTTTGTTGTATGATGTAGCGCCCGCTCTCAGATAATCAGGCAATGTTTCATATGCAAAGCGAATACGCTGCATTATCTCTTGTGCACCACTATATTTGTGTGCTGCAATTAAGATTGTCTGATCTGGTACAAACATTGCATACCATAATAGATAGCCAGCAGCACACGTTGATTTTCCCATTTGGCGGGAGATCAATGCTACTGAGTTTCTATAATTGTGATATACATCAACCAATTCTTCTTGGAAGTCAAACAACTCAAACTTCATTCTACCCTTGGTAGGATGCTGTATCCAACAATGAGTCTTCATGAAATATTTGGGATCATTAGAACATTTTGCCAATTCTACTAATTGTTCGTGTGTGTAATTTTCTTGTTGATGTGGGGTTTTTACTAATTTAGTATCTGCTGCCATATAGGTTAACTATTTTCTCTATTTTGAAATTATATTGCGCACTGATATTTCTAAATTTTCTAGAAATGTATCAATGTCAATTACTTCGTTTACTAGTTCGTCAGCACTAACATCTACATCATCGTCTAATGATTCTATAACATCTGATTCATTAGTACTTAATTTATTAACATTAACCCATCTTTCATCGCCGGATTGTGAACGAATCATAACATCATTGAAGTCATTAGGATTGATACCAACTACTTTATAAGATTTATTCTTATATGTAATAACATCGCCCACTTGTGTAGGTGATTCTTGTAATACTGCTTCTATTAATTTTCTCATATCGTTCATAATTTCTTCCTTAAATAATTGCCGTTTTTTATATATATAGTAGCGAATTACATATAATGGATAACGGCATCCTCTCTCCTTAGATAATAAAAACGGGCAAGCCTGTAATTATAACGGTCCTAAGGTCTAAGTTCTTTATAGTCCTGCGTTTTTAAGCAAGATTGCCAATTCTTTGGATTCTTCCAATGATTCTTCCACTGATGGCTCTTTCTTATCTCCATCGTACTCAGGCTCATCGTCCATTGTAGGCTCTTTCTTCTTAGATGCTAACATCTTCGCAAAAGCGGCTTTTTGTGCTGGACTCTGTGATTCTTCTAATGTATCACATTCACATGGATCACATTCACATTCATTACAAGCAACTGCTTCTTTTACATCTTCTGCTGCATCTTTCATATCTTCATCAGTATCGCCATCTTTGTCAATGTCCAGAAAGTCTGGCTTGTTCTTAGATGCTTCGTATAATGATTTCATGTTGTCTACAGTATGCTCAGTTACGCTAACCTTCATGTCTTCTGCATCCATATAACGCTTCAATGACAAGTTTACAGGCTGTGCAAACTCATATGGATCGCCATGTGATGTAGGTTCAGTTTCGCCCGCATTTGCTGGTGAATTTGCCCATTCGGTAATCTTCTTTTCTATCGCTTCTTCCGATAGACCTGCGCTATGTAACATACTTACTAATTGAGTAGTATCCATTGTTGGAGACTCTTCTAAATTTTTATCTTCCATATCGTTTGCCGCCTTTTTCATGTCTTCTTCTTTATCGCCATCTTTGTCTATATCTGCAAAGTCTGGTTTTGCTTCTTCTGTTACCCAGTTTTCACCTGTCATATCATTACAATCATGACTGCAATCTGTGGTAGGCTTGTGCATTTCATCGCCACAATCTCTGCATACTTTCTTTACGTCTGCTTCGTACATTGACTCAATGAATTTCACTGGTGTCAATACTGTGCCACCAGTTTTATGATCAAGACGCAATGCCATATAAGTGTCATCTATTTTTGTCTTATAATCACGATGTATCTTAGCATAATCTGCTTTGGTCATTTCTATTTCACCAGCATCATTAATGTTTGCCATCGGACCCATTGCTTCTTCAACTGATTCAGTTTGTGATGCACTTACTAAATCGTCTGCGTCTACGCCCATTGCTTCGCCCATCGTAAATCCGTCCATTGGAGCGAATTTAACACCATCACTAGTAATACTAACAACTTTGAATTCGCCTTCGCTTATATCACCAAATGCGTCTATTTGAATGGTAACATTCATGTCTTTGATATCAGCATTATAATCTTCTGATCCTTCGGTTGAACCAAAGCCATTTGCAGTTGCAGTGAATACTTCACTGTCATCTGTTCTTTCGAAATTGTCCAATGTAACATTGCCATCTACTAATACGGTTGTTTCTACCAATACCTCAGTATTAGTAGTTAATGATTCCATTAATGTTCTCATTTCATGCATCTTTCTTCTCCTGATCTTTTTTTAATTTCAATAAATCTTGAACAAAAGAAGTATTATACTTGTCACCAAAAAAATCTTCTGGATTTATATCTTCTGCTTCTGAATAGGTACTATCAGCCAACAAACTTGAAACTCCTTCATCATCAGATTCTGAATCCATTAATGATTGCTCTCGTTGCTCTAACGGCTCTTGGTCTGAACGAACTTTCATGTATCCGTCGCTAATTCCGATAAGGGCTTGTATTTCTGTTTGTATCTGATATGCACTTGCTGGTAAATTTGTCTCAAATTCAACAACATATATCTCGTATCCACGTAGTTGTGGGAAATCATAAGGTGTGCTTTGTAGCATCAACTTAGTTGGTGCACTTACTTTCTGCACATCGTACTTAGCTAAGTGATTCTCAATGCGAGTTAAATCATCGCCAGATAATTCCTTTGCTAACTTAATGCGGAATGTGTATGTTTTTTTTGATTCTGTCAAATATTCTGTAAAGGACTTCATTGGTTTAATTCTCCTAATATTATAACTATTTATCTTTATTGTAAAAAGCGCCCGACTTAATCAGTTCTTTACATCTCTCAAATTCATCATACAAACTGAGTTGTAGATATACTCTATCACAATCAGAATCATTTCTAACGCCATGTACCTGTGTGGCATCCATTAATGTAGGATGAACAGTTGAATACATATGTGTTCCTAAATAAAATTCTTCATCATGAGCCTCAGCGCCCGCTGAATAACCTGTTATTATCGGATTATCGCCCAGTATAGCATAGTCATAATAATCAACCCCTACGCCACCATCTGATGGCAATATAGGTATCATTATCACACACTTTCTTGAAAAGTCAACATGTGGGTGGAATTGAAAACCAGGCCTATACACTGTTATTGCTATGTTTCCACTTTTTATCTGTTTTACTTCTGGATTGAATAATTTCACAATTTCTGATATCTCTGGATAATCTAGATATTCTTTACCTTCTAGATCTTCTACCCGAATTGAACTAAACAACCCTTTCGTGGCGTTATTTCGTATGTTTGAATAATCTTGTGCTGCATGCTTTACTGATTCATACAATTGCTCTAATCTATTTCTGTCGAATGTGACATCAGTTAATTCAATAAATCTATCTTCTATCATTTGTCTTCTTCCGCTTTCATGTTTTTCATTATTTCTGCTAGCATCTCTGAACGATTTCCTATTAATCTACCATCAATTGATTCTGGGTCGTCATCTGGTAAACCTTTATTGATAACATGGTTTACTTTTCGATTATCCATATCAAGTCGTTCTTTGCGCATCTGCAACTCAATCATTTTTATTTTTTTATCCATCTTTGTTTGCTTTGCGGTTATCGCGGCTGATAGCATTTTACTAGCACTATCAAGCAATGCAGCGGCATTTCTATCGTCTACATTCTTTGCCAAATCTACTATATCATCAAACGCAGTAATTGCTCTTTTTGCATATTCATCCATCTCTGCATCTATCGCGTCTAATCCCAACACCATAGGTAGTGCTGCGTCTACTTTCATAGACATATCCATAGTTTCTGTTTGTGTTGATATTTGTTCTGTGAGTTGCTTTATCACTTCTTCCGATGATGGTTCTATTTCATTTTCATCATCATCAAAGTTAAATGATATATCGTCTATAGGCGGTAAATTAAATGTATCGCTTAATTTCTGTGTCATTTCTTTTTCCTTTGCGCTTTTGTTCGCTTCTTTGGCTTATTGAATATCTCATGCTCAGTGATGACGCGAAAACCTAAGCCTTTTGATCTGCACCAATGTCTTGCTGCTTCCCATTTTGCGTGATTAACTACTGCGGCTGCTTTTTGTGATTGACTTTTTGCTTCACCGAGTGTTTGTCCCGCTGGTTTTATTTCTACCATCTCTGCGTGTTGCTTACCGTTTGCATCTTGATATACCATCAATAAATCTGGCACATAATTAGAATTTTTTCCAGTAAGTGGGTTTTTGTATGGGATACGATGTGTTTCTGAGCCCCAACCTAATACGGATGGATGATTGTCACACATTCTGAAAACAACTAGTTCCCAACTTGAACGATATCGTGGTAAGCCCTTACCTAAGTATTTATCTGGATTTTTTGGCGTGTATAAGCCTTGGTGAAATTTTGCCATTTTTACTGACCTTTATTGTAGTCACTGACGATTTTTTCAAATTGCTCTTTTGTATGGTATAATGCTGAAAGCACACCTGTTGGTGGATTATTCGTCATTTTTTCATTGAGATTAGTATCAGGATTATAAACCTGCACTGTGTGAATGTTTCTGATTGCATCATATTCCACAGTTGGTCCTACTGGCACAAACTTTATTCCAAGGTTGCCATACATACCTGCTGCTAGATTATATACTTCTGCTTCATCTGCTGCTAGTGTCTCTTCTGCACTCAATCCAGGAACAACAATTGCTGCGGGGACAGGCGTAGACACTGTGACTATAGTAGGCTCTGGTGTTATCGTTGGTGTCACTTCTACTTCTACACCATTGGTAGTTGTTTTATAACCTTCATATGTGAAATCTATACGATATTGTACTGGTGCTGATTCTGAATAATTCAGTGTATCGCCCTGTATGTTGGTAATTATCGGATTATAAATTTCTATAATGTTTTTATCGCCGTCTGAAGAAGTTCTAATTATCTCTATCTTAGTAATATAATAACGATCATTGGTTAAATTAAAACCCTTAGCACTCTGACCAGAAACTGCAAAATTTTGATTAATAACATCATCAATCATAACATCAGAGTTATCTGACATAGGACTTGAATAATAATGATTGTTATATCCTACTAGAAATTTTTCTATCTCTGCATCACGGGTATCATACGCAGACAATGATATAGGAGTGTAATCAATTCCAGTTTGAATTGTACGCTTCTTGTTATATTGATTTAATGTCTGAGTCTTCATAGAATGACTAGGCATTTGTATTTCGGATATACGTGTCAACTCCAGTGCCTTATTGCTACCAATGTGATAGACAACAACACGGAATTGAAACTTATTTCTAGGAACAAGTAAATTCACGGACCGATCATATTGATCTTGTCCGTAAATTTTTGATGCCGAATTTATAATATTACTCATGAGTTACTAATAAATTAGTTAGCACTTGAACCAGTATTAGCCATTGTACGCAATATCGCATTATCAAAACGAATAGTCATTGATACCTGCACAACATCGGATGTCGCATAGTTCAAATCACCGAATGTAGCACTTGGGATAAATGCGCCTTCAAGTTCCCAATAGTCAATAACACCATCTAGACTAGATGTGCCATGTGTTCCATCAAGTGTTTCGATTTTTACATTGAATTTATAATTTTCACCTGCTTCTGCGCTTACTTGAGAAGTATGATTTACTTGCTTGTTCAGTTGTGAACGAATTGCTTTTATAACATCATTGTTAGTATCATCTCGTAATGCTACTGTAACATCTTGCCACATGTGCTTTCCTGCAAGTCGTATCTTTGAGTTGTATGCATCAATGGTAATATCGTCATGATCAACTCCAGGTCTGGTTGCACTAATTACATTCTGTGTAATTAACGATCCCTTTGAGTCACCTAATCCTGTAAATGTTACACGAAATCTGTATTGTAGTTTTGGCATCAGTGTCTGTGCAGTGGTAGTATCTCCTGCTGGAATACCGAAATTTGTTAAAATAGCCATTTGTTCTCTCCTTAAAATTTAAATAGGCTATCCTAATGATAGACTATTATATATATAAATGTATTTATGCTTTTTGCATTTTTATTTTGCAGCAAATATTTTGCAATAAAAAACCCACACGAAGTGGGTTTTTTTTAAATATTAAATTTAATATTTTTTAACTTAAATCACCTGTATTAACAATACGAACAGGAATATAAATAAATTCTGCCGATTTGGTAGGTTCAATTGCAATATCAACGTAAATTTCATTACGATCTATACGTGCTGGTGTATTGTTAGTAGTATCACATACTACACTGAAGTCATACACACCACGATTTGCCTGAATATTAGCACAAAAACCATCAAACGTTTGCTTAACATTATCACGAATTGAATTATCATTTGGCTCAAACAAATATGGGCGCGAAATAACTGCAAAACGCTCACGTAAATATGCAACTAAACGAGCAACGTTAACACGATCTAATGCGCTTGCGCCTGCTGCCAAAGTCTTCTGACCAAATACAATAATACCTTCTGATGGGAAATTAACAATCGGATTCAATTTATTTTCATACATTGCATCGCGATGTCCCTGTGTCAATGCTACTGCTACAAATTCGTTTTCTGAATTGATATAACCAACATTTGATGCGTTTCTTACAACACCACGAGTCAAACCTGCTGGTGCAAACCACTGGTAACTAACACTATCACTATATGCATATGTGTAAAGTGCACTGTGTGATGCTGGAGCAACTACACTTGCACCTGATACTGGATCAGTCGTCAATACACTAGGATAATATGCTGCTGCATAAGAACTCTTGCTTACTAGTCCATCTTCACCATTTTCTACTGCGCCAGTTCCTTGAACCCAAGATACTGCATCTGCTGGAGCCAATCGTAATGGGGTATCTGCAATAACAAATGCAGTTTCATTGCGATCTGTATTCAATGTTACCATTTCATCCATCAACTCTGGATATCCCGGTGCTGTAATTAAACGGAACTGAATAGTTTCTTCACGAAGTGCTGATCCTGATGCACTTGCTTGCATTGCTGCTGCTACAACTTTACGCTGTGCCTTACGACCAAATGATCCTGCGCCTGTTGCTGCATTACCAGCAAGGTTACGCCATTTCCAAGTAGTTGTCAATGATGCGTCATACTTACGTACTGTATTAGTTGAACGACACATGTTAACTGCTGATGTACCAACTGCATATAATAATGGGTTAGGACCATCTGCTAATACGTTTGCTGCTAATACGTAATCGCCTGCTGCTGAGTCTAAATCAGTGATATCACCAAATACTACACCGTTAGATGTGCTTTGATCTGTGTTATCTTTAACAACCCATGCTGTTCCATTGCTACGATAGATAACTGGATAGTTATCTGCGTCTGTATCAATCCAATAATCACCGTCTGCTCCAACTGTTGGTGCTGCTGAAGTATAAGTTACATTAGTTGCTTTCTGCCATTTCTGTACACCACCGTCGATTGCTACTTCAAAAATAGCCAAATCATTTACTGCGGTATCAAACCAAATAGTATCAGTAAGTGGTGCGCCAGTTGGTGCAGTTGTTTGTACTGATGAAATCATGTCTACGAATGCTAGAGTAGTTGAATTGTAACGATGAATAGATACAAAACCATCATCTATATCAAACCAAAGATCGCCTTCTGTTAATGTACGCGCTGTTGCTGCTGTGCCATCTTGGAAAGTATCACCAACTACACCAGTAGGTGCTGTTGTCTGTGCGTAAATTGCTGTCTGTGCTACGAATGAACCCGCTGTGCTAGTGAACAATGAAATATCATAATCAATACCTGCGCCAGGAGTTGTTGTCTTAATCCAAACATCACCTACTTCTGCGCCAACTGGTGCTGAGTAATGTGGTGCTAATGTTGATGTACCAGTTATCCATAGTTGATCTAATGCAACCCATGCACCACCTTCACCAATCCAATAATGAACGTGTGTTGATGTTACTGTCTCTTCGATAGTAACTAGATAGGTTCCGTCTACAACTACAGTCGTAGGAACGCCAACGTGAGTGGCTACAATTTCAACACTAGGTGTTACTGCTGTCCATCCACTTGCTGTGAATTCAAAGATACCATACGCTGATGATGTTGGGTTTACCCAGTAAGTATTATTTGCTGGTAAGCCAACTGGCTCAACTGTCTGTGGGCGAAGTGCTGTTAAATCTACGTCTGCACGAACAACATATGCTGCTGATGCTTGACCTAAGAATGAATATGCTGCTAATAGACCGTAATCATTAGTTTCATCACCTTGTTGTACTGTTCCACTTACTGAACGGAAATCTACGTTTCCGAAGTATTGAGTTAGTTCACGTTGTGATGTTACTAAGATCGGACTTCCCGATGCTGCTGATTTGGTATATTTTGCAATACCATCTACTTCTGTTCCGGTCGGGTCAACTTTGTCTTGACCTGTCGCGATAAAAATCATTGGTACAGTACCTGCTCCCGCTGGTCCGTATACCGACTCGTCTGTTATTTGTACCTGTGTTCCAGGCGATACAAGATTTGCCATTTTTGGAGTTCTCCTTTATTTTATTTTACATGTAATTACTAGTTTATGAATCTATATCATTGTTAGTATTTAGCGTAAGTTAAAGAAAAGACCTGATTACAGCGTTAACATAGCAGTTTAATAGTGATATTTCTGAATTCTTCTAATGTCGATTTATTATCAATAGCATGGTCAAATTCCCATCCCGCCCAACTAGATTCACTTGTATGAATATCTGGGAATTTCACTTCCATATGATTGCCTTCATCATATATTTGATATTGTTCTTCTTCTGATGTAGTGTTCGTGGTAACGGCGACATCCCACCATTCTGGTACATCATATCGCCACACAGATGCAGTAGTTCCACCCAATCGCTTGATTACGGCTAACTCGTTGAAGAACCGACAATCAGAAATAACAATATTATTATCAATTTGTAGAATCTTGCGTTCTGCTGCTGCTACCCATATATCTGGATTAAAATGTGTTCGCATGACATCTGTGCCGATATACTGTAATGCATATCTAGGTGTAAAATTAGGTATTCCTAATCTATTAGACCACCATGTGTCTACTCGCTCTCTCCAAACCCTACTCTCAGACGTATTACCTTCTAATAGAGTACGATCCCAACTAAAAATATTCGCAACAGCATCTTTCAATACTCCTGCGAAACTAACTCTCTGAAATCCCTCTTCAATTAAAAACCCTGCTGCTGTGTCTTTACCATGACCGATTAATCCACATATACCTATTACTTTCTTTGTCATCATTACCTTCGTTTATTATGTTATCCAATAACGAAACCTAATCCCGAAGAGCCGTCATTGTAAAGTGTAAGTTCTGTTTCTAGTTTATCAATTTCTGCTTCTGCTGAGGCTTGTAGTTCACCAGCGTTCATTGTAGTGCCACCCTGTGGACCCGCAATTTGTGCAAACTTACCACGCGCTTGTGCAAGCATTAATTTAGCATGACATAATGCAAAATCCTTAATCCAAGGTCCTGCATATATATCTTTTAATAATAATTCCAATGGACGATGATTATACACATGGAGAATACATAAATCATCTGCTTTCATCATACGATGCAAAATTAATTTGTTGTCAGATTTGCGCCAAGTGAACATGATCTCTGCGCCAAATAAACGACCCATTGTTTCTCTATTCTGTTGTAGGAAATCGAAACTTGCTAAACCACCACTACGACTCGAACCTAATAAATAAGTATTCAAGTAATTTGCTTGAAATGGTTCAAAATCATTACCCGTTCCAGATGATACACCAGTTGTGCGGCGATATATATCAGTTACTTCATCTATTTCACTAGGTAATGTATATTCTGCAACATCTTTTACCAAATCCAGTGAAACAAAACTTTCTTCTACAGAATTTTCTGAGCGTTGACGATATTTTTCTACTGCCTTCTTGATCGCTAATTCATAGTGTTCTGGATCTAATTCCACATCCACCATTTGACCACCTAAGCGTAGTTCTATTTCTTTGATTAATTCAGATTGTGCTGACATAATTATATTCTCCTATTAGGTATATTTATGCTTTTACTGCACGCAAGTCTGTGTTCAAAAACTACTTGAACACTGCAAGAATAATAATCTCAGAATTGAATCTACCGTTCATCTTAGTATCAGTCGTAGTCAATGCATTAAATGTCTTCAATGCCTTAGGCTTTGTAATCTTCTTGAATTCTGGTAACACATCGCCTGGCTTTCGTAATGTCTTCTGTGTACTAACCTCTTCGTTAAAGTTTAATAACGTAGTTCCCTTAACTTTGAAACCATCTGCATCAATTGCTACATATAATCCTAGTTTTCGGTTCTTACAATTAAATACTACTGCTGCTACTGCTCCAATTAATCCACTTGGTGCTACACTCGCAATACCATACGAAGAATCATTTGATTTAAATTTCAATTTAGATACTAACTGATCTGCCGACTTCTGCTTTACTTTACGAGGAGCCTTTGTTGCTTTCTGTTCAATGATAACAATATCACATGCATCAATTATCTTCTTATGCATCGCAATTATAGCCACTAACTGCTTTGCATTGAAATGCGAATATGCTTCTGCTAATTGTTCACATGCATCTTGCTCTTCTTCGCTTAATTTCTTAAATGCTGCTGGTTTTGGGATTGCAGCAACTTCTAACAATTCTTCATATACATCATTATAAAAACCTTTGATGATACGAGCATGATTTGCCTTTGCTTCTGCTACAATCAAAATTGTATGGGGTTCAAAATTCGCTACCAACTTAATATCACGCGATACTACAAATTCTTCAATTCCATCATCAATCGGTTCGCACATCGCAGTGGCTGCTTTACGCATGATATCTTGAATGCTAGGAACGACACTAATTACTGGTTTCGCTTCTTCGATTGTATCATCTGCTCCAACAATGCGTGAACCAATTGCAATAACATCTGCAATACCACCAGTTACAAACTCACTAACAGGTTTTAGTTCAGATGAAGTGCCTTTAAGATTGCGCCACATGTCTGCATGATTTTGCTGCAAATCAGGCATACCCGTAGTCAACAATTTTGCATAAATTCCAACTTGTACTGGAATATGCGACACTGCCTTTGCTGCTTTGATATCTGCTGAACTGTATTTGTGTTGCTTCATATAGTCATACACATAACCACGCAAATCTGCCGTCTTTACATTCTGATAATACAATCGTGCAAATGCAGTTCGCTCTTTATGAAATTTATCACCAGACCAAGTTTCTGCCGAAGACCAATCTGGATCAGTAAATCCAGTTTTACGATTAATTTTTGCCCTAGGCTTCTTGCGAGGGACTTTTATGCTAATAGCCATGTTGTATTTCCTTTGATTTAAATATACTATACACTACTTATAGTTTTTTGTCAAATATTATAGTGGAATCGCTTCATATAATCGTTTTTGCTTGATATCCCACTTCTCAATGACAGGATTGCCCTCGTCATCTTCGTCAACTACAATGTACGCAATACCTTTCTTGACATTCGCATAGCGATAACCACTATCAAACGCAGACGGACTCGTAACCCATACTAAATGCGGATACTCAGAAACATCGACAAATGGGGTATCATTTAAATTCTTAGAAAATTCAAATATCCCACCTTCTGACTTTTCAAAAAATGAACCAAGAATAGAACTGTCACCAGTGTTGAAATAAACAGACGAATCGGCAAATGCCATAATTATACTCCCATTGTATTGTATGCCTCTTCATCGACGCTTAGAGGAGACATTTAGCGTACTGTAGCGACTATATAAGCCCTACTACAGTGACAAATATAAACCAGTTTCTTTTTCAATTAAATCGTGCATCATATCACAGTAAATGCCATCATGCGATGCAACTACATTGAATTTCATACCCCAAATCTTACCGAATGTGATGTCATATGTGTCGCTCGCATTAAGAGCAATCTTAACGTGGTTGACACGCTTGCTACCACGAACACGAAAAGAAAGATCGTCGCCACCAGTGGCTAAATTCTTTGCACCCATCATATACAATGCTTTGTTACCGATTTGGTTCTTGATAATAGTAGCAACTTGTGACATAATTTTTCTCGCTTTGATTAATTAACTTACTTAACTATTATAGCAACATGTCTTACTATTGTCAAGAGTTTTTCAAATCTTTTTGCATAAATACTCTATATATAAGGAGTAATCTATGCCTCGTTTAAGTCTCTATCGTGCGACAAAAACCAATGACTTTAACTTTCATGACAGAACCATCAGAGAACAGTTTGATATCGGTGGTACTGCCATACATGTTCATAAATATCTTGGACCCAAAGAAACTATCAATAGTGATGACCCCACTGAACCAAATTATGGTTCTGGTCTTGAACTTGATCCCACTTTAGGCATTGAGATCAATCCTGAAGGATTTATTAATGAAACTAAGATACAAGACTTGTTGTTTATGGAAAACCGTGATCGTAAGTATGATCCAGACATTTTTGAATTACGTGGTGTATACAACGTAACAGACAATGACTTTGATTTAACACAATTTGGTCTATTCTTAACTAATGATACAATGTTCATCACATTTCACACAAACGATATGGTAGCAAAGGTCGGAAGAAAACTAATGCCGGGCGATGTACTAGAATTACCCCATTTACGCGATGATCTTTTACTAAATCATGACAGAACTGCTATTAATAAATTTTATGTCGTTCAAGATGCTAACCGTGGTAGTGAAGGATATAGTCAGACATGGTATAGTCATATCTGGCGTGTTAAAGTAACACCGCTAACCGATACACAAGAATACGCAGACATACTAGGAACAGCCGATGATCCAAATAGTTTGAAACAAGATCTAAGTTCATATAAAACAGAGATTAATATTTCTAATGCTATCATACAAAGTGCTGAACTTGACGATCCGCTAGGAATACCATTGGTAGATCATTTATTTGGTCAACCAACAACAGATGATGAATACGATCATGGCGAAGTACTAGACAAAGGTGATCAATTCCCGCAAATGCCAAACGATGGTGATTATTTCGTAAGAGAAGATTTCTCTCCTAATCGTTTATTCGTTTATCGAGGTAGTCGCTGGCAAAGATTGTATGACAATGTCAATGACACCACTTGGACTGATAGAACATTCAACGCAAGCGGCTTCATAGAAAACCTAGCAACAACTGTTGTAGACAATAAAGAAGTGCCCGAAAGACAGGCATTATCAGATGTAATCAAACCAAAGAGTGATTTTTAATTATGGCACAATATTTTTATGATAGACAAGTTCGTCGATATATACAACAGTTCATCAGATTGTTTGGTGGATTTGATGTACAAATGGGAGTCAATGACCAAAAGATGCCCATCTACCAAACTGTACCAGTTCGCTATGGCGACACAAATCGCATGGCTGCGCATATTACTCGCGAAAACAGTGAAAATATAATAAACACTGTTCCATTCATATCTTGTTATGTTACGGCACTTGAAATGGCTCCAGAACGTAGGATGCACCAAGGACATGTAGACAAAGTACAAGTTTATGAAAAAGCAATAGATGATACAACTGGCGAATACACGAACGAGGTCGGAAATCGATATACGGTTGAACGTCATATGCCAGTTCCATATAACTTAACTATGAATTGCGACATCTGGACTTCAAACACAGATCAGAAATTGCAATTGCTTGAGCAAATTATGGTATTATTCAATCCTACATTAAATATCCACACAACGGACAATCCACTTGATTGGTCAAGTCTTGCTTATGTAGAAATGAAAAGTTCGCAATGGTCGAGTCGTAGTGTAGGCGCAAGTGTCGATGATATTATTGATGTTAGTACACTCACGTTTGAAATGCCGATATTTATTAATCCCCCTGCCAAATTAAAACAGCAAAAATTGATTTATACCGTAATCAACCAATTATATAATTTAGATGATGTCAATTTAGATGCATTTGATGCAAAGGAACCATTTGACACATCATCGCTGCAATATATAACTGTTACATTGGATGATATGAAAATTAAATTTGAAAATGACATAGCATACTTGTTTAATGATTCTGGTACTAATCTAGATGAAAATGGCGCTCAACTTGATTGGTCTAAATTCTTGACTCCCTTCGGTGAATTACGAGAAGGTATTAGTCAGATGCGTATAAGAAAATCAAATGCACCTAACGACACAGATAATGATATTATTGGTAGACTTAGTTTTAATACAGGCAATGTAAATGCGTTAAATGTAGATGTAGACACTAGCACTCTGCCCACGAATACATTGACTGCGGTTAATGGTGTTTTAAACCCATTACAGAATTATCCAGGCGATGGTTCGGTAGATGCTGCCGTTATCGGCACTAGATATATTATTACGAATGATATCCCGAATGGTGGCGAATGGGCTGGGTTAAATGCGTATACCAATGACATCATTGAATACAATGGCTCAATATGGACAGTATCATTTGACCATAGTGC